GCGTCGGTGTCCGTGACAATGGACGACAGGTCCAGATCATGCCAGGCGTCGTCCTTGGTGAAAGCAGCGGCCTCGTAGTCAAAGGCTGAGGATATCCGCTCTACATACTCCAGCCCGACAGCACTTGGGGCTGGGTCTAGGATGTCAGGAAGCTCTCGTCTGAGCTTCGCTACTTCTACTGAATGCTTCATAGCTTTTTACCTTTCTCAGAGGTTCCAAAGCGCCTGAAGTTATTTTACCCAATCATCGGAGGGTTGCCGAGGCCGTCGATCTTCACATCCAAAGCAGAGAGTGCAGCGAGGGCGGTAGTGACGTCGACCGCCAGGCTGTCAATCTTCCCATCCGATACTCCGACCGCCGTGTTGATGGCGTCGACTGCTGCCTGAACTGCGTCGACTGCTGTCTGGACATCTCCAACCAGGTCGAAGATTCCGTGCGAACCCCACTCCGGCTTACCAAAGTGCTTCACGGCCTTGCCGCCTTGGTCGTCAGAGATCTCTGCAAACCAACCAGGAGCGTCGGCGTTGAAGGTCTTGTAGTATCGGCCGGTGGTACCGATCGGCGTAGCAGCGCCGGACTGTGCGACGTCCAGTGACTTGTCTGCCTTGTACACATCGACTTGCACTGTGGCGCCGGGAGCTGCATTCGGAGCCTGATAGAGAACTTCAAATGTCTTCGCCATGTCTTCCTCCTAGAACATCTTGCAGGCCTTACCACCTGCGGAATCATTAATTAGTACGTACCATGTATCTGGTGTCGTCAACGTCCAGATCTTGACGTATCTTCCAGTCAAATCTACCTCCTCGGCAGTGCCGGATTCGTAGATTGTATGGTCTGGTCTTCGTAGTTCATAGCTCACTGTCAGGCCCGACGCTGCACTTGCCGGCTGGTAAACAAAGCCCCGTTTCACTGTTAGGGCACTAGATGAACTCCCATCAAGTAGATCGGCAAGGTCGTTCCGTAGGAGAGCTATCTCCTTGGACGCCTTCACTAGTCATCCTCGTTCCCCGGTTCATTTTCAACTCCAGTTCCTTCACCTGGTTCCGGTGCTTCTCCTTCGATCTCGATCATTTCAGCCTCAAATTCCATCTCGGTCAAGTCCTTCTCCTGAAGGATGCGATGAATAGAGCGCTTGGACAGGGGAGCACCAAGGCTCTTAGCCGTCATGTACTGTACCAAGGTCTGCCCGTCAAGTTGGTCATCAGCGAAGTCCCTATTGGCCTCAACTATGACCTCCTCAGGGTTGGCACCAATCCAGGTAGCGATTGTCCGCAGTATGCTCTGGAGCCCTTCGGCCCCGGACTGGGCGATCTGGTTGAGAGATGCAGTGCGAGCGCTTACTCGAATTCGCAGCGCGTCTCCTGATTCAGCTTCCCCTCCGCGTGAGTCTAGCAGCTTGCCGCCTATTTCAGCGGCCTCAGCTCGGTCGTTCTCCAAGGACTTACGCATCTCTGGTAGGCCCTTGCTCTGGACACCAACATACTTGGCGTCGCCATTGATAGGCAGATTCACCACAGCGCCGGCACCAATGCGGGGATTATCACCATCTCCACCCATCAGGACCAGGGTGTCTTGGCCTTGCATGAAGATCGCCTGTCTGTAGTCAGCCTCGCCTCGGTAGACGGTCATTGCCAGTTGGGACAAGCCCAGGAGAGGAGGGTCGTCCGGATCGGCGACGATATCCTTGCTGTTGATGACCACGAACGGGAGCTTAGACAGGGTCGTACCACCGATAGACGGTACGATCATGGCGTTCTCGTCGAATTCCATGGTGCCGTCTTCCCTGTAGACACCCATCTGGTACGTGCCCTCAGCCGCGTTCTCTTGCAACTCACCAAGGACCAGGAGCCGATACTTCTTGACCTGCTTCCAGTCGAAGTTGTTGACCCGTTCAAACTCACTCTCATCCAGGACCACCATATTGAGCACCTGGTATACGAGCTCCTCACGCTTCCCGTCGTCCCAGTTGATAATGTCCTGGGCCTTATAGATAGCGATATACGGCATGGTCCCAATGGTGCTGTCGTTAGCTACGTCAGCCAATAGGCCAAGGCGACCAGCTACCAGTTGGTGTTCATTGATCCTACGAAGGAGCATCTGTAGCGATTCGCCCTTCACAGTCGCATTCTCGCGGAGGGCTTCCATCTGGGCAGGTAGCTCGATGGTGGCTGGCTTGGCATGCATGATACCTAGCAGCGCCTCTACGGCCTGCGATACAAAGCTGGGGAACCTGGCCCGTGTCTTGTATCCCTTGTAGTGGGTCTCCCCATCTTGCCCTGCCCTGAGGCCGTCCTCGATCTGGCCAGGTGTGGCAGGCAGGTAGAGTAGATGCTTCTCCTTGACCCTACGCTCACCAGCGTAGGAGTCCGACATCTGTATCCAGTCGGCCAGGTATTCAGCGTAGAGTGGATGGGTAGTAGAGATACTCATGTGCTCTCCTTATGATGGGACGCCTCTGGCTCGGGACGATTTCGGCCGCCAGCCTGAGAACATGACGCGATATCTGGCTTCGTCGGCAATGTGGTCCTCGGTTGAGGTATCCACATCGTCGGGGTCTTTGTCGAGATCTCGTGGTAGCACTGGCACAGTACGAATGAACTGCCGGCATGTGCTGAATATGAAGAGCCCAGGAAATTCGCGTGGGCCAGCCTCGCCGGGATTCGCAGCGAGGAGTCGTTGTCGCATCAGCTCCCAACCGGCCTTTCGGGTGCCGGGACGTTTGTCCGCCCTGACGAAGCGAATTCTCCGCTTCTCTCCCTCCACGAACATAGGAGCCATCATGTTTGATGCAATACATACGCCGTTCTCGTCGTTGAAGATACTTCCGTCGGCTGGACCAGCCTTACAACGGTCGTAGATACCCAAGGCCAGTTCACGCTCAATTATACCCTTAGCGATGTCCTTGTCAATCATACGGACACCCTCGTTCGGCTCACCGTTCCAGCCGTACCACTCACCGATCCGGAATAGATCGCCCTTGACGGTGGAGCATATACGACCATCGGCGAGCCGTAGGTCGGAGCCATCGCTCTCGGCCCACCACCCCACGGCGAACGGCGCTGAGGAACCCCAGTCGAAGGACCGGTCTATCCGCCAGCTGCTAGGGATATCGAAGGGTGGGACAACATGGCGAGTGGCATCCCACAGGTCATCAAACATCCCACCTGCGACGATGTCCCAACTACCATGTAGCCAGGCAGCCAGTTGAGCCTTGTTGCCCCTGGCGGAGGCAATGATCTTACCCTTGTAGTTCGGGTCGGCGGTAAGTAGGATCTGGTTCTCATCAAGGCAGCCATGTATAGCCATACGCGCTGGGATGATCTCCCCTTCGTCGCCCCTCTCCTCTATCAGGGAGCCGAGTATCTCGCCAGGTGGTACAGGCAAGTCATACCGCATCTTGACCCAGTTGTGTCCCGGTCCGTATGGGTTGGTGCTCGCACGTATCTTTCGCGGCATCCCCGGCCTTGACGCTCGGCAGCAGGAGAACATCTTGAGGAAGAACTTAGGATCGGCCCAGGTGGTAAGTTCCTCGAAGCACAGCCACGGCCACTCCTTACCGTGATAGTTCCAGTAGTCACTCTCCCTCATGCCATAGGAGAACGTAAGAGTCTCGCCAGTGGGCCAGGTCCATATATGAGCCGAGGCGTTGTATTTGATCCCAGGGAAGATGAGAGGGAACCATTTGTTTGACTTGACTATGACGTCGGACAGCTGCGGGAATGTCTGGCGGAATAGGATGCCGCGCCACTCAGCGCCGAAGCCTTGGCCGGTAGTTTGAGCGAAGTCCATCAGGAGAGCGTCGGTCTTACCAGGTCCGCGCGTGCCCTCGTATAGGACCTCCTCAACTGGACACTGTAGGAATAGGACCTGACTACCTGGTTGAGGACACCATGTGGCTTCCGTCTCCGTACCGTGCTCGTCAAGAACGTAGGGCTTCAGCTGTCCCTCGGTCGTACGCCAGTCTATAAGGGCTGTACTCATCTTGGTATCTCTCTTATTGCTCTGTTACGGCGTGTACCAGGTGGTTTCCGAGTGTACCAGCTGGTAGACCGACGTTTTCAAGGTGTTACGTAGTGTACCAGGTGGGCGCTGTGTTGTACCTCGCTGCATTGTCTGCAAATGTGGTGTACCAGTTTGGTACCAGCTGGTATCCCAGCCGAGCAACGGCGAGCAACGGCGAACAAGATCGAACACATTGGCTTACTCGGGGACTACCTTCGAAGGAATAGCCTTACGCTTACGGAGCTCTTCCATATAGGCCTCTGGGTCCGTCACAGGCGCTGTGGGGATGAGGAGGACGCCACCGGTGACGTTGTGGTCCACTTGGGACTTGTCGCGGTACTCGGGACAGTGTCGTTTGGCCTGGAGCTCCAGGAGGCGGTCGCTGTACTTCTGCACGTGGCCTATACACTCTCCCTGGTAGTAGACCGGCTCCTCCCATCCATCAACGGCTCGATCATGGATGACATGGGAGATCTTCTCGCGGTAGAATTCGTGAGCCATCTCGACCAACTCCTCCATCTCCGAATACTCCTTCCGGAGCTTGTAGAACTGGGGATAGCTGAGGCCGTGGGCATGGCACGCGCGGTACATGACGCCTGTGTTACAGATCTCGTTCAGGACGTCGGAGAAGGCCCTCGCAGTCCACTTCTTGAAGGTGCCATACTTCCGGCTGACCCAAGCAGCCTTCGGGACCAAGGCCGAAACGGACTTGGCGTCAAAAGGCTCAAGTTTTGTCGTCGGCGTTGTTACGATTGTAATTGGCGACTCATTCATACTCCTAGTATAGTCAATCTATGGCCCAGTGGCAAACTGCTGGAGTCTGAGGTGATGGAACAGCGGACGCTGTCGGGCGGTCCAGAGCCCAGGTAGCAGATGATCCGACTGGCAACGACCGATAACCTGCGACTCTACCTTGTCTATTCAAGGTTTCAAGGTAGAGTCAAGGTAGAGTCGCACATAAGTCCCTCCAGGATAATGAGTTACTCTACCTACTCTACCTACTCTACCTTAAATAGAGAGTATAAGGTACAGGAGCCAGCCCCAGAGTCGCTGACCGCTTCTGGGCCTCCAGCTGGAGAATGTGGGTTGAAGGTAGAGTCAGTAGAGTACGTAGAGTCTGCTCACTCCATTACTAGACTTACGCGCGACTCTACCTCGACTCTACTCACCAAGGTAGAGTCGCGCCGGACGTATACTGTAGGGACTGTAGGGATCGTACCACTTCCAACGTGATAGTAGGGATAATAACGGTTAATCCGTCTACAACGTCTCGACCATCTATACTGTTTAACGATTGTAGCGATTAGAGTATCTATGTAGAATAAAAGCCCTGCGGGCTCGGTTCCGCAGGGCCTGGTAGCCTCAGAACTGCATGCTATGCTGAGGCGAAGCGAAGCTATGTTTTGGCCACTTTCACTGCCATCCGAGTGTCGGTGTCCATGATATGTCCCATCGCGGCCTTCAATTCCTTGCCCGCCGCGTCATCCGTCACGCCTCCTTGCCCGTCGTCGACCTGATGCTGATCAAAGAACAGCTGAGCGCCCTTTACCAACTGGCAGAACTGTCGTTCTTTGACTCCGACCTCGATACCGGCTTGAGCCATCGCTCCTTCCAACTCCGCAGGAGTGAAGTCGCCCTTACGCTTTTTCAGAAGTCCTACAAATCCGCCAAGGGATCCCATCCCGATCATGCCGAGGCCCAGGGTGAGGAGGCCCTTCTCTCCGAAGAGGAGGCCCTCACGAGCCAGTGCTATCTTGGTGTTACGAGACGTGATCTGCCCCAACTGCCGCGCGTCTACCGTGTTCTTATCGAGGGCCTGGTGCAGCGTGAAGTCGTTCAGCTCATAGGCGTTGGCCACTGCGGCCTCGAGCTTGACAGCTTTTTCAAGATTGGCGTAGCCGCCATAGTCGTTCGGGTCAATGACCCCGGCCTCCGCCGCATAGTCGACCGCACGAGGGTCGACGACTGCCGGCGTCACCTTCCGCGAAATAGCACAGCCTGCCACTCCTGCGGCAACGCACAGGACAGCGATCAGGCACAAAAGGAATCGTTTCATGCTGCATCTCCTAACTGAACTCGATTATTGCCGGTTGAGGGTATCGAACCCACTAGGCCCGTTTCCGAAACCAGATTTACAGTCTGGGCTGCCTCCTTAGCAGTCTACACCGGCTTGCCTCCAATATTGTATACTCCGGACCACCGTGTCACGTTCCACTTCAACTGCACCGAGCCGAATGGCCTCCAGGCGCTTGCTCTTTGTAAGGTCGTAGTGAGGAAGGTGCCGAGGCTTATGCTGGAACCAGGACCGCTTCAGCCCCCAACTTTAGTGCGAAGAGGTGCAGCGAATCCAGATCACCGTCCGTGAACATGTGGCAGGCGTTCTTCCATCTCCACCCTCCCGTCGCGAGGCACGGATGTAGTGCGTCGACCATGATCATGCGTGTTCCTCCCTATGCATCTGACAGATGTAGTCGTACGAAAATGAGCCACCATATGACTTGTGGGACAGCCCACACCTCTCAGCTACTTTGTCCTGTGCCGCCTTTGATAGGGAAAACCACCAGATGGCCTCCTCTAGTATGCCGTGCTCTTTGAAGTTCCACACCACCTCCCATTGAGGAAAGAGTCCTGTGAGGAACCGGTGAGCACCACAGCGCCGGCAGAACCGTTCAGATTTGCAGGTATAGATCCAGCGGTGCCGCCAACACCGCATCATATCTCGTTACTCCACTGCCTACCGTTGCATCTCCTAAGATTCGCCCTGACCGTTGACCAACCGAGGGCGGCAATCGGACAGATCATGTAGAGATCTCCCGGCTCCTCAGCCAGCTTATTCCGCACCCACGTGAGTGCCTCGTACTTGTTCTTGAAGGTGTCGACATATTCCGGGACAAACTCCTTGTGGTAGCTGTTCCGCATCACAATGACCTGCCCGGCCTTCGGTTTCTTTGGTACCTTCATCACAGCCACCTCCGCACTCTGCGAATAGCGAACCACCCAGCAATCAGGCCCCCACAGATACAGGCCGTCGGACGGAGGCCTATAGCAAGTAAGGCCATCGCCAATAGCGTTAGGACGGCAATACCAGCAGCCACCGCGACCATCCCAAGTATGTCTCTCATAGAAATTCCCCTTGAGCCAACCATCTCTTATGAACCCACGACTCTATGAGTCCGGCGCCATTGCACCACTTGCACGTATCGTCCAGCGCCGGAGCATCATCAATGATCCCATCCCCTCCGCACTCTGGGCATCGGACTCCATAGAGGCGGAGCATCGTCCTACTGAACGACTCCCGGTCTACCTTACGGGGCGTGTCGCCCTTGCCGGCGTCACTCATTCCATCGACAGCGCGTCAATACACGCCACCCCAACCGCTATATCAAGCAACTCCCTCCGCACCGCGTCGGTATCGTTGGCGTGGACCTCGTCCTTCAGCTCACGAAATTCTTCATCAAGAACGCCGACGACTTCATGTGTGGAGACAAAGGAGCCAGTGCCGTGCTTCATCATAGCTATTTCCAGTTCCGTCGCCAGCGCCGCACTTCGATAGTTCTGCTTGACCTTCACCCTCTCCATACCCACCTCCAGAATTCTTGCCACCGCGTTCGCGGAGCCCATTCACTACCCATAGACATCCCACAGCACCAGCAATGCGGCCATGGGATACCGCGATAGCGACAGTTTCTACATGATCTCTCACTCATAGTCCCGCACCGCTATGCCCTGCCCGAACTGAGGGACGCCAGAGTCGAACGTGTCCCAGTACTTGACGGTCAGGGGCTTACCTATCAGGTCAGCACGATTGTCCCAGTAGTCCTTCCTACGAGCGAACGTGCCCATCGGTCGAACATCAAAGGTCTCGTCCGAGTTAGGCATTTTGCAGATGAAGACCGCTGTGCCGGCGTCCTTACCTGTGGCCTCTTTGACACCAACGATCTCGAATTCTGCATCAAGGTGCTTCTTATACTTCTGCAGCGCCCGACCACTGCTCCCATGTCTGTAGACGGCGTTCCTCTCACGAACAATGGCGCCTTCATAGCCGCTTCCGATCCAAGTGTTGAGCCAGTGGTCTACTGACTCGGCATGATTCACCGTGAAACAGGTCGAGAGGATCATATGCTTTCGCAGTTCCACTGAGAGCCCAGGATACCAGCAGTTGAGGTTGTCCCATCGCGACCAGAACGGCACCTCCGGATTGTCCCGCATGTCTACGTCATAGATGGCGTAGTAGAGCAGGGGGCTGTGCTCGTTTTCCTTCTTGACGGCTGACTCGGTTTGCTGAAACGAGAAGCCGCGCGGCAGGAGAAGCTCACCGTCTAGGACCCAGCCCTCAGGGAGCTTTGGTACGAATGCGTGGAGCATCGTCTGGACGTGTGGCTTGGCCGCACGAGGTGTTCTGGTGTAGGCTTCGACGCCATCCCACTCTATACGGATACCGTTGAACTTCGGCTGCACCAATGCGGGGAAGGTAGTCCGGTCCGCCCGATAGGGCTTGGCCGCCATCGGTTTGAGCCATTTGGCTTTCATAGGTACATCCCCCAAAGAGCCACAGCACCAAGGATCAGGGCCCCGATGATCACAGCGGCCATGAAGCGATAGCCTAAGCAGTCCTCCCTCGGCTCGTAGTTGTCCTCGAAGCCTTGGAGGCAGGTGCGGCACGGTTCCAGATTGAAAGGTGCCATGCCATACCGACACGTCTCGCAGGTTGTTGCTTGGTTAGCCATCAATCCATTCTTCAATAGAATAGAGTATCGTACTGATCAGGGCGAATGCTGCTGTAACACCCATCGCCCACAGAGCCACCGGCCAGGTCACCACCACGCCTATGAGACCAAGAAACACTATGGCTGCGAGGGCATAGATCTGGAGGCAGTTGGAGAACATCCGGAAGAAGCGTCTCATAGGATTTCTACTACCAGACGCTTCAGTTCATCCGTGGTCTCGGTCAACCGGCGCTGGTCACCCATACTCTCGGGGTTCTCACCGGCGTCGTGGCTGGCCGAGATGAGGTCCGCTATGGCGTCAACCAGCAGCGTGGCCTTCTCTTCCTTGACGGTGGTATCTTCCTCTTCATCCTTGCAGGCAGGGCACAAAGGACCGTCGTCTATATTGACCAGGCCCACTCCGCATCCTTCGCATCTCATATCGATCGCCATGATACACCCTTTCGCTTGAGCACCGTTGCTCTACCTAAAGTATAAGGTCAAACCGGCAGAAGCAAAAACGCCTATCCCTGATTCTTGATAATCTTCTTCATGTCCTTCAGCTCGACCCGCATGTTCTTCAGCGTGTAGGCCGCGTTCTTGGCTACTACCTGAACGGCGGCAGCGGAGACGTCCCAAGCCTTCATACGGCTGACCAGGTTCTCGCGGATACGGTCCCAGCAGGCACCCTTATAGATGCTGGTGTCCATGATGCTGCCGTTGTCGCTCATCATCCTACTGAAGAGAATGCCATCAGTCAGGCCGTAGTGCTTCACCAAACGGGCCAGGACCAACATACGGTCGCCAACACAGTCGAGGAGCTCCGTGCGATTCAGGTCGTAGTTACACTTGATCGCTAGGAAATTGCAGCCAACGCGCTCAGGATCAACGGTCACGTCCGCGTCGCACCATACTTCCCAGTGGTCGAAGGGCTTGGTGTTTTCCCAAAAGCCGTCACTGATCTGTCCGCAAAGCTCTTCTTCCCACAGCGCGACCTGAATTTCGTTTCTGAAGGCTATCGTATTCATGGTTTCACCCCTTACTTAGTAGAGTTTTCTTCTCTACATTAAGTATAAGCTATCGACGAGGGAACCAAAATACTATTCAGATAAATCCGTCAATTCCGTATCAAGGCTGCTGGCCAGGCGCTTGGTGTCCTCAGCAAAGCACTCCAACACTCCAACCATAAGGCGAAGGTATTTGTTCTGAAGCTGCTGACCCTTCGGCCCTACTCCTTGCATCGTATTAGCACGCATGAACTGTGCGGCCAGCTTGTTCGCCGCTGCAAGGTACTCGTTGTTGGTGCCGCTGTATTGTAGGGCCAGAATCTCATGCTGCTGGAGCGCCTCAACATGCTCCGGCTCCAAGGTATCATCTGTGCTCATTGAATTTCCTCCCAAGGGATGCGATTGCCTCTTCCGCCCTCTGGGCTTGAGACAACATATATTTGCCAGCAGAAGACTCAGCACCAACAATTTCGGCGATACGGCGATAATCGCCGGCACGCTGAAGAAGAATTGGCCCAGTAAGGCCCAGAAGCACACCATAGTCCCTCTCCAATGGATCATTTGAAGCCAAGGAGTTTCTCCTCGATCGAGCGACGCACCTGCCGCGTGATCTCCGGCGTAATCTTGGCATCTACCACCGTTGCGATATTCTCACGGGTGGTCAGCTCACCAAAGACCTCAGTTACGGTGTCCCGGATGGTAGTGCGCATCGCGTCGTCAATGATCTCCGTCGCCTGCTTCCTGATGGCATCAACGTACTCCGCCCTGAGCACGTTCCGATGGGGATAGTGAGTGCTCCTCTCGCAGAACACTTGGTCACCGGCAACATGGGCCAAGGCCACAGCCCTTGCCTCCAGCGCCGGCATAACGTGCTTCCGTTCGTACTCGATCAGGACCGACTTCCGTATCTCTACGGCCATCGCATCGTCAGGGCCCTCACCCAGCAGGCGCTCCATCGCGGCCAGGCTGTTGATCTGTAGTTTCGTACTCATACCTTCCTCCGGTTCTGGCTTAGTTCTTTCATGAACATCTTACGAATGGCTGCCTGGGTCCGCGTTCGTAGGATGAAGTAAAAGAGCCTCTCCACATGACTCCGGATCAAGGTCCGCCGCATCATGTACTCGCGGACCTCGATTCGCAGATACATCAATTCTCGGTCAGTCCACTTCATATGTCGTAGCCTTTCGCTTGCTCACTCGTGCAGTCATCGTCCTGGCGAGCGTGGTTCTTCGCCAACTTGGCATGGTAGATACGGTACACATCCTCCGGCCCCATGCCCAGGGTCTGGCATAGACTTATCCAGAAGAACAGGAGGTCAATAACCTCAACCTTGGCGTGCTCAAGATCGGAGATTTCGTACTGGCGCCCCTCACGCGCCTCAGCATACCAATGCTTCCAGTAGGTGCAGTCGCGGAGCTCGCAGAGTTCACTCTGCATCGCAGTCGCAAAGGCGTTGGTCCAGTGGCCAGCGAATAAGAGGTCGATCTTCCCTGGTTCTGAGAATACTTCCTCCACGTCAAAACCGGCTCTCTTGTTCAACTTGGCCTGCTCAGCAAACAGCAGATCAAGGCGGTCACGGCCGATGTGCCTCGGCCATTCTGCCGGACCCTTCACCATATTCGGGACACCGCAATCAACTCGCCCCTGAGGAATACCTCGGTGTCCGTGGGTAGGTTCATAGGATCGACAATACTGTACATACTCCCTCGTTCCGCTACAGGTGCCGCCAGCGCCATTACCTTTGAACTTGACGCAGTTGAGGCACACGCGGTCGCCGGTGTCAGCGTCTCGGAAGAGGTGGCAACTTGGAACGACAACGTCCAAACCTTTCTCCGGATGCTCACAGCTTCCGTAGCGTTTACATAGGCCACAGATTCGAATGCTCATACGACTTCCTTTCTTAGCATGAAGGCGTCGGCCAGCTCAAGGAGGTAGTGCTGAAACTCCTTGCTGTGGTCCATCGCTCCAGACAGGTGGTGGGCGATTTCTTCGATGCAGGCCCTTCGCTCCTGTGCGGAGCCGACATAGTCGATGTTGATGTAGCAAATGCCCTTGCGATACTCACCGAAGACGGCCTCGGCTTTGCCAGGCCGCTGACGGAACATCATATGCCCCGGCTTGGCCTTACCCTGCGTCATTCCGGCGCCAGAGAATAAGTCCCACACCTGGCCGAACACTGCCCTCTCCCCATCGTCCGGTTCGCGGAGCTCTTCGTAGGCCTGCTGCTCCTCCGTGAGGATCTGACTCATAAACGGTACTCCGGCTGCCTTCAGCAACGACCGGAGGCCGTCATGCTCTACGATAACTGGCTTTCTACCAAGATCATTCAGCCGGTCATAGTAGAATTTGTCGTTCGTACACATGACCGCGTTGTTCCCGAACAAGGCCGAGAAGGCCTCCCGCCACGCCTCACCTTCTGACACGGTGGTATAGTGGCTGCAGGCTGCAAGACACTTCTCCTCGTAGCACTTTGCACGATCCGAGAAGTGGGGTCTGTCGGACTCCTCATCTGGTAGGCAGCAGTCACCATCGGAGGGTGCATCTTTATCAATCAGCATGCGGGCAATCAACACCTTGGCCTCTTCTACGCCAAAGGCGGACACCACACGGGCTATCTTGCTATTGACGTCATACCAATCGGCCGACCTAGACTCATTCAGCTTGAGGTCGCCGATCTCGTAGTCATAGAGGGACGGCACAGTGCTTTCCTGAATCCAGACGCCACGGTGAAAGACTTGCAGCCCTGGGTGGTTGGCCTTCTTCGCGAGGATGCGGGCCCGGTACACCGGCCGCACGGTGGCCACGTCAGACAGGAGTAGGAGCCGATCATGGATCTTCGTGTAGGCCTCCAGGATCTTCGGTGTGACAGGGATGTATACTCGGGTCGCCCCTGGTACACCTTCCAGAGTCGACGATGTCACGTCGTGATGGAGATCATCCACGCCCGACTCATCCAAGGCATTACAGATGATCTCGCGGAATATCATCCACGCATCGTTCCAGTCGGCCTTACCGAAGTCAGGATGCATCCCCATCCCGTGCCATTTCCACGCCTCCCAGTCTCCTCTGGGCTGAGACAGGTGGAAGCAGATCTCCTGCTGGTCGTCCCGTTCAAGCACCTTGAAGTCGATTCGCAGGTCTCCGGAGAATATGACCGGCAACTGCTCCAGCCGCGCCAGGAGAGCGATGCTTTCCTTGAGGCCTGTACCAAACTGCCCGATCTGGTCCGCGTTCTTGTTCGAGAGGCCCAGAAGGCGCATGCCCCATAGAGGTAGCTCACCCTTGTTCTGTATTAGGATGTTGCTCATACCCACAACTCCTTCATCGCGTTCCAGACCACGGCCCGTTCGGGCTTATCAAACACGCTGTTGGCCAGAGTCGTCGTGAGTGCGTGCTTGTAGCCAAGTTTCTTGATGTCCTGGTCTTTGTGGTGGAGTTTGACACTGGCTTGGGCCACCGGGACCATACTATGCTCACCGAAGACATGGAGGATCAGGCAGTTAGTCTCCATCACCCCATCGTCATTCTGATATCGGTGGAACCTGATTTCGTACTCTTCACTTGCTACTCGCACTCTCTTCATTGATTCTTCTCGCTTTCCTTAAAAGCTCCACAGTATTCAACGCCACTTGGTGGCGCCGCAGTCTTTCCCCTACGGTCATCGCAAGGTTGTCTCGCAACTGGGACACGTCGATGCCAAACGATTCAGCACGAGCCACATAGTCCACGCCGCACCAAATATTGTGACCGCTACGCATGTCAGCACCAGGCGGGCAATCATCTTTTCGCCATCCCAAATCGCTTCCGGATGCCGTTCGGGATACGAACCACTTTCGATCCCTTCATGATACGCTGCGGCATACTGATCGGCTCTTCGTCCGGCTCGGCCCTACTCAACAACGCCTTACCCCTCAGGATGATCTCACTCAGTCTCATAGCTTGGCTCCATATAGATAGTGAACAGGTGTCTCAGCTTCTCCACAGCCTCGCTGTGAATTTGTTGGATGCGGCCCTTGGTAAGGCCGACGATCAGGTGAATCTCATGCATGGTCTTGGGTCCGCCCTTTGTCCCGATCCCATAGAACAACCGAACGACAGCCATCTCAACTTCATCCAGCTCGGCTCGGTTGGTGTCCAGGGCGTGGACAAGGTCAACCACTTCGTCACAGTCGAACCTCTCCGCCGACTCGGTTTCTCTGATGTAGTTTTCGTCATCGTCCACTCTACCAACGGTGTGCCGGCGCTGCTTGGCAATGAACCGGCAGAAGATGTTGATCAGTGACCGGCATAGGTAGGTCGAGAATTTGAATCCCCGATCCGGGTCAAACCGGTCGATGCACCGCAACAGACCAACCAGCCCTTCCGATATCAGCTGCTCCTGCGTTATGGCACCAGACGTATACTTCTGTGACATCCGGACCACGATAGGTAGGTTGGCCGTTGACAGCTGGTTGCGAACTACAGTCCATTGTTGACGTGCGATCCCAAGCTGCGACGACTCCTGGGCTATTCGCCTCTTCTTGGCCTCAAGAGCATCGATAGTACGGCGAGCCGCCACCAGCCTACGGAACAGGCTTTGTTCATCAGCGACTGATAGTCTATTGGTAGCGCCGGTCAGGAGCAGTTGGGTGTTACTTAGCACTTGGCGCCTCCTTCAGTCGTTGCCTCATCAGTTTGCAGTAGGTGGCCGAGCCGTCAATACCTACGAAATCGCGACCCAGGGCTTTACACACCACGCCCAGGGAACCAGAGCCAGCGAAGGCGTCGAGGACGGTGTCGCCTGGGTTCGTCCAGCCTTGTACGATGGTCTCCAGTGGTCCGGGACCCAGCTGAGCCGTGTGCCAGTCAACCCGAGCCGCCGCGTTGCCTTGGAGACGAGAGACGACCCATAAATGCCCAGGGACGCGACCGTCGGGGTTGGCACGAGGATCACCCATCAGCTGGCGGACCGACTTGACGCGAATGTCGTCCGGGTTGAAGGTTGTCGCCTTGGTTTGGCCACCGCCGATGAGTGGGAACAGTAGCCGGTAGTCCGACGTCAGTCTCTTCTGCTGGTATTGACTGAAGCGCTCGTACCAGATGATCGGCTTACCGTAGAGGAGCCATCCATATTTGTGGATAGCTTGCCAGACCCAATCACCTGCCTCAGCGGGACACAACCACCAGAGCGTGCCTCCCGGCTTGACCATTTTGGACAGCTTGAACAGGGTGGCCTCTACCAAGGCACGATACTCCTCTGGCGGGAGCTTGTCCCTCGTCTCGTCGTCCTTATACTTGACGCCGTAGTTATAAGGCGGATCAGCGAAGATCAGGTCGACCGGTTCGTTGACGAAGGGCCAGATCGGGGCCAGATCGTTAGGCCGCATCTCTGTGGTCCACTTGTAGTTGATGATCTTGGTCGCAGCCATCAAACATCCCTCGCCTGAATAATCGCCTGGTCTGTCCAGAGATCTGCCGCTGCTTGGAGACTCTTGAAGCCTGGGAGTAGGGGAAAGGCCCATTCCATAATCTTCTCCTCACCACGGTAGACGTCTACATTCACTTCGTCCCTACTTTCCTTCCAGAAAACCAGCTTGAGACCGTTCTTCTCAACGACGACTTCTTTTCGTTTCTTAGCCACCCTGTGCCTCCATCAAAAGGGCTAGACCCAGGTCCAGGTCATTCTTCCAACCGATGCCGGTGATGTGGCTTACCACCCCAGCCACTTGTCGAACCTCGATACCTTCCACGATCTTGGCGAACTCAACTCTGGAACCAAGCCAGGTTATATCGCCCTTGAGATAGCCAATAACACCGCGCGGCCCATACGGGTCGGCCGTCGGGTCAAGACCCATCATCCGGTCAAGCTCGTCGGGAGGGATGACAGACTCTGCCGGCTTCATGAAGACACCACCGTTAGGTATTGGCCTCATGGAGTTGACGGCACCACAGGCAGGACACCGATCCGCCTTTGTATCAAGCAACTGGGCTTGGCAATATTTGCAGACTAACATCATTTCCCCTTCGGATTGGGTCGGGCTGCCGCCAGACGTACCAGCTGCTCCTCCGTGAACTCAATTTGCTTGAATGGGGAGAACGGCACCCTTGCCATACGGAGCTCGTCCATCAGGATCTTACGAGCACTCTGCCCCATCATACAGCCTATGAACTCCAGGAAGTGCCGTGCCCACCGTCGGTCGTGGCCGTGCCCTTCCGGCAGGACTGCGTGGGCCATCTCATGGAGTAGGACAACTTCACCACCGCGTCGGCCCTTCTTACCCATACCCCAGGACGAGAGCGTGACCCGGCCCTCTGTGACCTCGTTCCGGTTCTCGGCATACCGCATTGGCCCACCGCGAGAGACCCGAGTCCCTGGTTGGTAGCGAACTACCACCGAAGCAAACAGTGGGAACCGGCGCTGGAACCAAGGCTTCTCCATAAAGGTCCGGACATACTTGGCGGCCTCGGTGATGTTCGCGAAGGTCCGTTGCTCGACCTTGTCGGCGAAACGATCCTCGGCGGAGTAAGATCGTTGCTTGTAGGAATCTCGCTCCGGCATTTGACCCTTCCGCCACCATCGGCGGGAGTCAGGAGCAAAGTAGCGTTCTCGCGGCCTCTTCACATCCGGATGGATGTTCAGGCGCTTACCGATTCGTGGTGCTACTGTGTGTCCGCAGATACCCTCTTTGTGTTGAAGCAAATCCATATTGAGTCTCCTTTCTACGTATACCATACGCTATTTCAGGAGGAAAGCAAAATCCTTTTTGACTAGAATGGTAGATTTTCATCTTCTCCCTCGGGTCCGCCACCTTCCTGCTCACACTCCGGCCACATATACGGTCCGCCAAACTTGTCGTCCCAGTGCTTCCGTGCTTCGTCAAGTGATGGAAGTCGGTAGTAGTATGGCCGTTGAATAGCTTTGTCTTGGAAGACCACTGTCTCCCGGCCCTGCCACCGAACCGGATACTCTCCTGGGCATGCGTGGTGCAAGAACTGTCCCAGCTTCGTCGCCGAGCCCCGTCGGTTGGCATTCTGGAAGAGCTTGGTATAGTCTGTGAAGTCAGCGGTCAGTTCGTTGACCAGCACGTTCGGCTTCCATACGTCGTGCTCAGCCATCACCTTACCGTCACGCAGCTTCTGAAACCACCATTCGTCAGTTGTCTCGAACGAATGGATCTTTTGCTCCTGAAGGGCCCTGGTCTGCGGGAGCTTCCGTACCTCAAACCCCGATAGATCGTAGGTCAGCAGGTGGTGCAGTAGGGACTGCCAGCCACCAGCCTTCATAGCGTCTATGATCTTACGGAAATAGGCCCCGTCCTGCATATGGGCCTCACCAACGTCAAGCACGCAAAAGCGCCGTTCCTTGTAACCTGCTGGCACAACCCAGTCCTCGTTCGATGCCATAATTAGGTGAAGACAGTTCCCAACCATCTCGGTATCCACACCCTTTGGCTCCACCATAATGGAGTCCTCGGTGACCAGGGTCTTCAGCGTGGAGGCGTGCGTTCTGTCGCCAGCGTAGAAAGCCTCGTCACAGAAGAGTACGACGCAGTCACGGAGATGTGCGTTGAAGTTGCCGGTTAGATGCTTGGCGTTGGAGACGGCTAGGAAGTGGCGGCCGAACAGCTTACCGAACGTCCTCGCGAGGAAACCCTTACCCACACCTTGATCGCCACGTAGCACCAGCGCCGTATGGCCGGGAGTAGCAGGATGCTGCACGGCTGAGGCCATCCACCCAACGACATAGTCGTAGAGTGCCTCATCATTCTCGCAAACATTCTCCCGGATATGCTCCAGGTATAGACCATGCTGGTTCCCAGGGACCGGCTCAAAGGAATAGCCTCGCCACATGTTGAAGGCGTCAGCGACCTCGTGCTCAGGTGCAAACGTCACCCTCTTATACTGACGACGACTCTCATGTTCCAGCCACCATTTGCCCAGAGGCACGTATCGCGGATTCCCCTGGGCGTCCATTCCCTGCTTGACCCGACGGTTCATATGCATGTTGCGGAAGTCCTCAAAGGTCGACTTGACCAGCCGGTGCCGTTCGAGGATTTCGTCCCACTCTTCGTAGATGACGCGCGTCTTACCGCCGATTCGCACAACGGCATAGTCCTCGTTCATCTCCCGTAGTAGTGGGTCAACAGCGTCCTCCCTGGCCCTCTCGATCTGGCGGATAGCGTAGGCCTCCGCACTACGGCCCTTGTCCAATACGGAGGAGCTTATCCGGAAGTCGGGATCCGTAAGGATAGAGAAGATGGTGTCGTCATCAACACCGCCACGCACCAAGTCACAGCAGACAAAGAAGATCGCCTCACTACGAGATGGGAACCTGTCAGCGTTGTCAGGATCGGAGCCCTGTACGATCACTACCTTACATAGGTCGGTGACCTGCGCCGGCAAGTCGTTCACGTCGTCTATCCGTTGGATGTTACCGGAGACCTTGACCGACTTTGTTGCACCGAAGCCAGACTGTTCAGCCTGGACGGCTGGCGCCGGAGTAAATCTTGAAAGGGGATAGGAGAGGTCATCCTCCCAGGAGATGAGGCAGGCCAGCTGAATTGTGCGGCCCTTCTTCCGCTTTCGAGCGTCAGGGCGATTCAGCGTTCCAGGGAGCCGCATGATACGGTCCACGTTGTGGCAGTTGTCTGCTCCAAAGGCGAGTTCAAGCGCCTGGTTGTATCGCTTCGCGTCCTCGTATAAGGCTTCCTCCCCGTTGATCTCCTTCGGGTCCTCCAGCTTCCAGAAGCCTTGGTATCCGCCTCCCGAGAATACTATGACCGTTGGCCTGGGTAGGCCGTTTGGAGGGGACTGGAGGATACCCAAGGCTCGTGCCTGCTCCTTGGCTATATCCTCCCCAGCCCTCGGGTCGATGTCCACATGCAGCCAGTCGAGAGCCTTCACATCCTCCCGCATAGGCTTCTTGGATACATCGTACCGCGTGGAGTTTACAGAGAAGTAGATATTCCTCTCGGCACCGAATGTCTGAAGCCAGGCCTCTACATCCTCGGCCTTGCGAAAGGTCTTCGTATCGATGCTCTTCTTATCCAGGGAGATGGCGGTAAGAACCCAAGGCCCTCCTGGGCTCCACTTCTCCAGAAACTCCACTGACGCCTTATAATTCGGTTGCATTGAGCGCCCCAGTAAGTCCGTTGGTGTCTAATCCGTCTTGCCACCAGATGGTAGCATGCCGGTAAAGCTCGGCTCGGGTCGCAGTGCCCAGGAAGCAGGCGGCAACGTCACCTCGGAAGAGGAGCCACTCCTTCCTACACTGGAGCATGACCCATGCTCTACCACCCCGTTTGGTTCTTCGCCGCGCCCACGCACGCTGCTCTGTCGTCAACTCATGATCAAGCGTGACAGGCGTCTCTGCACGTTTCGGCCAGGACCGGAGCCACTTCAGCTCTATCCAGCCTTCAACGTAGTTCACGTCCGGCGTCCCCGGTCCTACTGGATTCTCGACCGAAATCGCATCCAGGGACCGGAGGCACCGAACAACCTTTTGTCGCATGTCTCGCTCAGACAAGGGAGATGAGTCCCAGGTTGGCGTCGTAGCGGAGATCACGCATGGCCTCACCGCGCGGATGATCCTGAGCCAGGCACGCGTCAACGTACTCGGACGCGGTCATGCCGTCACGGTAGAGCGTGAACCGGGGAGCCGCCTTGCCGCGCTTGACGTAGTCCGGCTTCAGCAGGCGGATGATCTTCTCGCCGGTATCGGCCAGCACCGTTCGAAGGGTTGCCATGGCGTCGTCCTTCGAACGGAACCGGGACACTTTCTTGACGCCTTCGTACCGTTCGGCACACGCATTGTTGATTGCGACCATCGCTGTCTGCGACAGGCCTTCAAATCTGCTCTTTGCCATCTCTGTCTAGCTCCTCAAGTGAATACTCTTTCAGTTGCACCCCGGCCTCCTCGAAGAGACTACGGGACAGTTCAACGGAATCCTTCCAACGAGTAAGGAATTCCGCAGTAGGTTCCAGGCACACAACGCTGCCAATGTTGGCATCCAAGATGATCCCGGTGCAACGGGCACACGGCAACGTTGTTATATACAGCGTGCAAAAATACATACCAACCTTGCTGATCAATTCAAGCCCTTGGAGAATCACATTTGGTTCCGCGTGGATTACCATCTCATTCTTCAAGGGCCGATCGTTCAGCCGTGCATCAGGAGTGATCCCGCGCGGGAACCTATTGAAGCCGGTAGCTATGACAATCCCTTCCGTGTTAGCCAGAACCGCACCGACCTTGGTAGTTGGGTCAGGGGACACAGTGGACACACCAAGGGCGCGTCGTAATAGTCCGAGGTCTTGCTCTCTTACTTCAGCAGGTTCCACCGTACAATCTCCCTTCTCTTTGTCATGATAACCAAGGTGTCGGCCTTCACCATCAAGGCGTTGTCCTTACAGCTAATGTGCGGAGACCAGTTTTCTTTACTAATTGCCAGAAGCCACGGTGGTGCCAGCAGCTCATGTGGGCGGAGCACCCTTACGGTATGCTTCGGTCCAAAGAAGTCCTCAATGTCGAGCTTGATCTTAAATTGTCGTAGATCAGAGTCTGTGATCAGATCGTTTACGTTCACGATGAGTTGGCCGAGCTTCCTCGGCGTCAAGTTGCAGTAGTACTGGACCGTCATATGTAGATCGGGCCGACGATCAAACAGCAGAGCTGTGTAGTAATTGTAGTTGACTACGCCTTTCATCCCCTACTCCCATCGATGACACCTATGTTTTCGATCTCGAGAGCGTCCAGGCCCTCGAAGATTCTTATCTGGTGTTCTATTATACGCCAATCAAAATTCGCCTGAACGCACCTGGCCTGCCACTCCTTCATAGGTGGTCTCTCGAAGTGAATCCAATTCACCGTAGCCAACCCATCCTCGGACAGCCGCACCCACTGGGCACGGTCGCCCCTACGGAGGCTCGTTGCCTTAACGATCACGTTCTGGCCACGGAGTACCAGCGCCCTCACAGCAAGAGACAGCACCATATTGACAACCGGCTCCCTGGCATAGTTAAACTCCTTGTCGCCCAGAGCACGACGGATATCGTCGCCGCAGACAATGGTCGCGTCCAGATTCTTCCGGTGGCGATTGGCCCAGGTGGTCTTCCCGCACCGCGAGAAGCCGACCGTCACGTAGACGGAAGGCTTCCCAGGGAGGCGGTCTCTTGTCTTAATGGTTGGTTTCTTGTCGACATCAAAGTCCCTTCGCTGGATCTGCATGAACTTTTCGATGCGAGTAACGCGCTCGTTCAGCTTGCCGGTGTCGACCTTCTTCACATGGGAGTCCGCCTCAGCGCCGAGCCACTTCTCGATCAGCATTGAGATTCGCACCCCGAAGACCGAGCCGAGCATCGTACCGACACAGTACCACGGAAACAGGTAGAGGCTCATATCGGCCTTGATCAGATGGCGGAAGGTCAGGAACCAGATGGAGTTGCTGAAGAAAGCCGCGATCAAGTGGAACCTCATGTTGTTACGGTTCCGCGACCGGCTTACGATGCTGAACGAGATGTTCTGTATGAACGCCAAGATCAGCAGGGTAATTGATGCCACCACATACGCATTCATTTCTTTCTCCCTGGATAAAAGAATTTCAGATACCACAGGTGGATCTTAAACCAAGCCCACCACATCACGCAACCACAGATGCCGACAAGTAGTCTATCCATCTCACGTCTTCACCCTTGTCGTGAATTGGCAGGAAAGGCCTGCGTCCTTCGTCCAAATGAAGGAGGCGCTGGCACGGTTCTTGTCAAGAAAGCCCATCTCGTGATGCCACTTGTCGGAAGCACAGAGGGACGGCAGCATACGAACCACAGTGTGGCTGCCGGCTGTGTCCGCCTGCATATACTCCAACTCCATGACCTTATGTAGATGGCCGGTGTGGATTTCGTGGTGGTTGGCCGCAGCCCACTCTTTTGGGAATAGCTCGGCGAAGACACCGCGCTGCCGTTCCCAGAGAGCCCGACCCATGGGATGGGAGAACCCGATGCAGCTGGTACCCCACAAGTACACCTTACGAGAGCGTGGTGTGTAGTCAACTGTGACACCCTTGCGGTACACACCATCAATATCCATGTAGTGGGCGGCCAGGGCCCTCGCCAAGTAGTAGGATGTCTCAGGGTCGTGGTTGCCGGGGACCCAAACGATATCAACAGGCGCTATCTGGCGGAACCGTTCGATGGCACGGAAGAGGGACCAGTAGCCAGTCTCAAATACCTTGATCAATCGGCCTTCCATATCAAGCCGATGCTTTGCGGCAGGCGTTGCGTAGGACGGATCATTACAGTGGAACCAGTCCTGGCCGAACGGAATTATGATTCGCTCGACATTAAACATGGATGCCTTGCGAATGACGTCAGTGGCAGCCTTATCAAAGAATTCCTCGGAGATCTTCAAATCCCAGCTGGCATCCACTTCAGGGGCCCACGCCAGGAGACCATGATGGTGGTCGTACGGGCACCACTCTAAGAGGACGCCTTCCTTCTTCGGCTTGTAGGAAACCTTCGGCACTCTGATCTTGCTGGTACGTAGCCTCTCAATTGCGGCCAGGGTTGCCTGCTCCGACGGCATCCGGCGCTTGAGCTGTATGGAGACGTGGACATTTGTGTAGACAACCGGCTTGTGGGTTGACAACTTACCGACTGCCTTCTTCAGCTTCATCGTTACTTCCGATGAAGAGACACGGCACCGGTCCACCATCCAAACGTCAGCATCGACGTCACAATGCTTAAGCAACTCACGTGGGTTCTTGATGTCCAACCAGCGCGGCTGATTACCTTTGAACTCGGTCGAATCGATCTTCAGTGATCCACCATCCGTTCCCAGATCTGTCACAACATCGGTCCGCACCTTCTGGGCATCCTGAAGTCCGTACTCAGCTTTCACTGTGCTGACTGAACCTCTCGACACGCCGTGCTTCTCGGCTATTTCCTGCTGCGTCATACTACCGAGAAGTATGTCCTCGGCGATGGCGTCTTTCTTTACCTTCGTCAATGCTTTCTGTGCCATGGTGTCTCCTACTTGATTTCGCCCCAAGAGGGCCCAATTTCCACGTCCACCTTGAATGGGACGTTGGCCGTTACACACTCACGCATTATTATTGCCAATCCCTCTGCCACGCCACGATTTTCAACTGTCAGGTCGAGCTCATCATGCACCTGCAACTGCACGCGGTAGCCAGCCGCGTCGGCGTCGACCATGGCTTTCTTAGTCTGGTCGCCGGAGGAACCTTGGATCAAACGGTTCAGCCCTTTGTGGCACCAGTCCCAGCCACCGTTCGTTTTCTTCGGGAACCGGCAATGCCGACCCAGAACGGTTTTGATAAAGCCACGGCGCTTGGCACGCCTCTCGCATTCCTTCGCCATGCCTCTGATGAACGGAGCTCTGGTGTTGAATAGGTCCAGCACCGCCTGGGCTTCCTGGCCTGCGGCCTCATACTTACCTATACCGTTCCACTTATCCTTCCAGATGGTGGGTAGGCCCAGAGACCTCGCGAGCTTGCCGCCACCCATACCATAGCAGAGGCCCAGGTAGATGATCTTTGCTGCGGTCCTCTGGTCCTTGGTCGGCTGCTCGTTGTCGCCGAGGTCGTAGACGATACGGGCCATCATCGTGTGGTTGTCGGTATTTGGATCGTCGCGGTATTTGGCCGCAGCTACACTGGCCGAAGGGAAGTTGAACTTCGGGAGCTTCGGGTTCAAGTGGCAGTGCTCAGCGTAGTGGACCAACCACCGAGGTTCCTGCTGGGAATAGTCATCGCAGGCCCAGAGGCCGCCCTCGTCCGGGACGTAGATCGACCGCCAACGCTTGGCGATGTATAGGTCATGCTTAGGGTCGTCCCTGGACGGCTGTTGCTGAAGGTTGGGTAAGGTGCAGGAGAGTCGGCCATAACGAGCTCCCTTGTCGTCTCCAGTCTCGTCGTCGGTCCTACGTAGTTGGTTGAGCGTGCAATGTATCCGGTCACCTACCGCGTGCTCTCGTACGGAGTTTGCGAAGGTTGTCCGGAGCTTGTTGATCTTGCGTGCCCTGTAGAGGGCTATGGCCACAGGATGATTCAGTGATTTCAGCCAGTCGTTGCTGACGGATTCTTTTGGCTTGGACTTGCCTTTGGGAACCGTCATTGGGACCGTAACACCTATGCTCTGCAGGACAGGCACGAGGGCATTGACCTTCCAGACATCTCCGACGGCTACCCGAACCAGGGTCCGCGTGTATACCTCTTCGAGGGCCTTGCCTTCTTCGACAAGGGACCACTTCGCCACCTTATCCAGTTGGTCAAAATTGACACGCACACCGCGTCGCCGGACCTTCACCAGAACGGGCAGCAGCTTAGACTCAAGGTTGTAGATATCCCATAGGTTTTCCTCGTCGATCTCACGTTCCTGGCGCCGGAGCAGCTGTAGAGGCAGCTCCGCATCTTGGATGCCGTAGGCCGCAACGTGCTGTGCTGGCATTCTCCAGATAGTGCCTTTGATATCCTTCCTCTTAATACCCATCAGGCTGCCGACATCAAAGAGGCCACCCTCGTCCTTCCCAGGGATGCCGCGCCTTTTGGCAATATTCTCCAAGGAGTAGGACATCTGTAGCTCATCAAGAAGTGGCTCGGCTATCTGCACATCACGGAACCACTCGGCCTCCCGGAAGATTATGTCCTGCTCCGCGAAGTAGTCAAGGTCATACTGCAAGCCGGCACCGCAGATCGAGCCCTTGAAGACCTTAGACTGGTCACGGAGATACTGAAGCGCGGCCTGAGGGTTTGGGACGTTGCCGCCACCCTCATGACGCAAGGGAACATAGTGGCTGGGTCCGTCCTCGATCGCAAAGGAGTAGCCGCAAATGTAGCCTCCCCGTCGCACTCCTGGGCCGAGCTTCTTGATGTGGTCGTCCCTCGTTTCACAGTCGACCGAAACCCTCCGGGCATCTGCCCAGGAGGGAAGGTCGCTGATCTTCGGAGGCTTCCAGTCGACATCAGGTTGGAAGAGAGGTTGCTGTATCATTTGCTATCCTCATAGGTGCAGCAAAGCGCCGGAATGTAGTTGGTGGTGCCAGGGTCTTTAAGGAAGGGGATCATCCATGAAAGGTTCGGGACGATTTCATCACGCAGATTTTCAGCGATGTCGGCGACCCAGAAAGTCCCGACGCGTTCGTCCGTCATGGTTCGAGCACGGGAGACAGCACTCTGGCGCCGTCCCCAGTAGAAGGACACCCTGAACTCAGGTGACTCCAACTCCGGCCCTCCGTCCAGTTCGGTGAACAGCATCCAATCGGAAGGAGTAGTCAACACCCCAGCCTCTTCACGGTATTCCCGGACCATAGCGTCAATCGGGACCTCACCTGGCTCAACGTGACCACCGACCCCGTTCCAGAAACCGACAACGCACTTCGGACCGTGCTCTTTCTTGATGAGTACGACCTTCTGCATCGCCTCATCAAACATCAGCCCGACCACATACTCACGAATCTGATCCCTACGCCTTGGCCTTGAGATCATGTCTCTAACGGGTTCCATTATCCCCACCCCAACACTTGCTCAACCACCCGAACTTTCGAGGCCGACTCGATATTCGGTCGGATTGTTGATTGTACGCGAAGCCTGAAGGGATACTCGTGCTTCGGACCCGACGTGCCATAGCCCTCTTCATGGAAGAAACCGCCGATTGAGTGCATGTACTGTGCCAGCATTGCGACTGGTAGGTCGACCGCGTTCTCCTCAATCGCCTTCCGTGTTGCAGCGACCACGGCCTTCTGCAACTCCATGAAGTTCTCAGCGTCTGTCTTGTCTCTACTCATTTTGCGCCTCCATCACTAGGTGCTTCCGGAAGAACCGTTGTCTGAACAACGTTGTCGCGATGCGTCGATACAGCACCCTTGCTGCCGCGTGCCCTCATCTCGGCCTCAACGAGAACCAGATACCGGCGGAGGTCGCGGATGTCGTCAATCAGCCCTTCAGGTCGATCGTCGGATGCGATTTTGGCGAAGATGTCAAAACGGTGGTCGCCCTGAACACCCTGGAGCACGTCCAAGATTTGGCCGATATTCTGAGAGCCAAGATCGCTGGACCCACACTGCTCCAGCTTTGCTGTCAGCATGGCAAGAGCATGGCGAAGAGAGACCTTCTTACCGTACATGGTGACGCCGCTATCACTCTCAATTGCATTCTCGATGCGGTCCCACTTACGACAGAGCATCATATAGGCCCCAATGCCACCGCGCCGTTTCCAACTGCCCTTGTACTGGGCCTCGGCCTTGTTGAGACCGGCCTTGTCCTCGTCGCATACCGGCGTGATATGCTCCAGGTGTGCTGTGTCTAGATCATGCTTCATGATACCTCCAGAATATCGCTTTCACGTTGCCATCCATACTGTTTGAAGAAGTGCCATGCTGGCATCGGCAGCTTCTCGCGGTGCTCTGAAGCCCACCGGCTGATATTCACTTTCAGGTTGCCCACATTACCACAGTTCCCGATGGCCTCCTGGTCTAGACACCACATCCAGAGCTCCAGGACATCGACGGCTTTGGCCCACTCGGCCTCGTAGGGAGTAAGTGTGTTGCAGACACCGATCGCCTTGGAGACCTTCTCCTCAGCCTTCCATAAGGCTGCGCCCACATCCTTGAAGGCCCACTTAGCAAAGGCCGGAGCATCGCCGGTCCATCGTTCCTGTACGTCGTGCAGCAGGACATGGAGGAGTAGTTCCTTAGAGGCGCCGGGATGTAGCTCCGATAGGAGTACAGCCGCATGCCAGGAGTGCTGGGCGACGTCGTAGGTCCCAATATGCGGAACCGTATGACACCGCGTCGTATGCCCGCCTTCCCGGCGCTGGCGGATCCGCTGGATCACTCTGGGCTCTAGAGACATCACTTACTCCTCCACTTACGCTCACGTCTGTTTATCCAGTCCAGCGAGGCCGCGGCCCAGTCGCCGTCTTGGTCCATACCCTTGAGGAGAATTCCCCTCGCCGCATCGAACTTCTCAGGGGCCTCGTTGGCCTTATAGGCTCGGAGAGCCATTAGCATCGGAGCAGCCACCTTGCGAATGAAGGGGTCCGTCATGCCCAGGAGAAGACCGTCGTCCAGGAGGACACCCAGGTCCTGCTCAAAACGGTGGACGTCACCTCGGGGAATCAGTGGGGTGGTCTTGACAACTTCCATCAGATAAGGGCTTTCGGACTGGGTGGACGGCCATGCCTTCTTAGCCATCTCCTCCATCAAGTCTCGGTGATTGTCGAGATAGAGATGCAGGTTGTTTGTTACCTGCCAGTAGGTCCCGACCGGCACACCAATTTTTGCGGCCATGTACTCAAGGAGTACAGAGAAGTGCACAGCGTTGGCACCGAGGGCTCCCCAGACCGCATCGTTGGATCGATTTGTCACCATCATATTCAACACACCACCACTGATTGAGAAGTAGGCCTGCGTGTTGCACGGGAGGTCTTTCGATTCGAGACCGAGATCAAGCCAGGGGTCCCACATTGTTAGGACTTGCCGTCGGCAGTCGGGATTCTCTCTCAGAGCCGACGCAATAGTACTGAGTTGGTCATAGCCAAAATGGCTCCGCCACCGATGGCCGTAAGCCCCATTGTAGGTGACACCATTGTCGGAGAAGTTTCGCATGGTGCCTATTATGGACGCCGGGAATGCAACGTCATTCCGACCACACAACATCCACATGGCCTCAAGCAAGTGGAAGAAGGGATTCGCATCCCTCTGTGGCCAGAACATGACGCGCTCGGTAGGCCGTTCGTAAACAATAGTCACAGGTCCCGGCGCTTTGAGCACTGGTCCGTTCCTACTCTCGCGGCCTTCACCATGCTCCTGCAAATAACGCATGACCTCCGGCAAGGCCTCGTGGACGTTTCTCGTTTCTATGACGTGCATGACTGCCATCTCCTTAATGAGTTCTCGCTTTGCGTAACTGCCTCAAGATGCTCTGGGTTGCAGCAGGCACGGTTTCGACATAGGTGGTCTATTGTCAGGCCCTCCTCAATATCGCCCTTGAAGATGGCGTAGGACAGGCGGTGCACCCAGTGGCTTCTACCATTGTACCACATTTGGCCGTAGCCGTGACGATCTTTGTGCCGTTGCCAGACAAAGCAGCCTTCTGGCGTTTCCTTCAGTCCTGCCAATAGCCGAAGGGTTACCAGGTTGTCGGTGATCTGCTCCAGACGGTGGGATGGGCGGATCCTAGGCATCGTTCAGACTCGAGCCATAGGCTCTCTTCCATGCGATTGTGACTTCCTTGCGTGTCCCAAATTCTCCACCAGACTTATTCTTCTTCTCCCGGGTCCGGACATACGGCGCGTGCAGTTCAGCCAGCTTCTCAGCCGCAGCCTCATGAACCGCATGCGAACGGTAGTCGCTGCAACCTCCGGCCTCCTGCGTCTGTCGTTGCCCCTGGGCATACCTCACCGTGACACAGTTGGGCAGGCCCTTACGAAGGAGTTGGAGCAGGATGTCAAAGTCCTCCATCACTTCTACCCGACCGTGCTCACAGCCCAGGAAGGCTTCCGTGTTGAAGGCGAGGACGCGGATCAGCCGCGTGTTGTCAGTCGGGCAATCTTCCAGTCGGTTCTGCCCTTCGCGAGCCGAAACACCGACCGCGCCGTAGCCCTGCTTCAGCAGCGTCTCAATGTAGTTGACCATATCCAGGGTCTGCTGAGGTTCCTGACCAAACAGGTGCCAATCCGGGTGGTCCTTGCGGATCAGGAACCCGAGGTCATCATCCATCATACAGAAGTGCTCGTCACCCTCGTCCTTTGCAACCTGGCCGATCCACTGGCGGACGTTGGTGATGCCGCTGACGGGGCAGCTTGAGAGGCGAACACCAGAGGGCATCCTGTTGGCATAAGAGGCAAATTGCTCAAGGGGACAGACGACGACCACCTTATCCACGAGCTCGGGAACCTTGATGAGCTGTGCCAGCGTGCGGCCTGCCTGCGTGAAGACTAGGTGTCGTGAACGGGTTGGTATCCAGATCTTCATACCTACGCTCCTTGATATCTAACTTTCATGGTTTTTCTTAGGTGCTTGACCTTGGCATACTTGGCGTACTCACAGAGCCAATGCTCCACCTCACGCATCTCCCACCGAGGCCAATCTGCCGGCCACAGCGATTTCGCTGTTGAGTGAAGAAGCAAAATCCGCATGGCCTTGATGGCTGCGGCCGACGCCTTCTTACCGCCGTACGGAACTGCCGTCATATTCCTAGCATGAATCCAGGACAGACCTCTCGCAGCGCCGGGACCAGGGCATGCCCAACGACATACATCCCATGCGTCCTTGAGTAGGTAGGTGTGTCGTAAGTCTGAAACTATCTCATAGGCCATGAACGGGCCAATACAAGGGAAACGCTGTAAAATTGTCCAGACCTGTTCAAGGGAAAGAGGACCACGTTGGTGGCTTGCCAGATGTGTTAGCACATTAGCGGCATCCCGCTGAAACGCATCAACCATCTCAATACAGCCGTTGAGCTTATCCATACCGTCTGGCGTTTTGACGACGTATGCCGCACCCACAACCGGCGTGACACCGGCCATTACCCTACGGCACTCAGCCGCGTTCCAGTCAATAAAGAGATGGGCCTTGTCCAATCTCTCAAGGGTTGCTATCCGATTGAAGATACGGCATGCCGCCATCGCGGTGATGACCTTGGGGTTGTTCTGCAAAGGCTCCCGAACGTTCTTCCGTATCCACTCAGTGACCTTATCGTCCTCGCGGAATACATTACAGAACCGCCAGTTCCTGAAGACCTGATCATCCGACCATGGCTTCGGTGACCCATCACGCCTCCGCAACATTATGGAGTATCGCTCCTGTGCTGTGGCGAAGTACTCCTTAATCTGCTCTTCCTGTAAGTCGTATTCAATCATGGTACTATACTACCCTCTAGAAAGTCAAAACGACAAATCCTCGCTCACTCGCACTCTTTACGTCCCGTCTGTAGATCGATCTTGCAGGCCGCAGCGTCATCCGTGGACTTGATAATCCCGGCTCTCTTACCGCCTACCTGAAAGGTCGTGATGCCCTTGCAGCCGCGATTCCATGCTTCAACGTAGAGGGCCTTGAAGTCTGACCATGGTGTGTCGGCTGGTACGTTGCAGGTCTTACTCACGGCGGAGTCTACACAGCGAGTCGCAATTTCCAGCACATCAAGATGCTCCACGATGGTGACGTCCTGGCATCGCTTACCCCTAACACCGAACACGCGCTTGCCGTAGTCATCGAAGTCAGTCTCTACCTGGCCGGACGGCATGTTGACGGTTCGCCGTTGGCTATACGAAAAGACCGGCTCAATACCGGACGACACATTGTCAGCACACAGGGAGATGGTGCCGGTAGGTGCTATGGAGGTGAGGTGGCTGTTGCGGATCCCATGTTGCCTGATCAAAGCCTTCACGTCATCGTTGAGGAGTTGGATGAACGGGGAGGATAAGTACTTCCGGTCATATAACGGGAAAGCTCCTTTCTCCTGGGCAAGGAGAGCCGATGCACGGTAGACCTCATTTGCGATGGTCATGAGGATTCGCATTTCCATTCGCTGGAAACTATCAGAGCCGTAAGGCATTCCCAAGACTTCCAAAGCGTTCGCCAGGCCAGTAACACCCAGCCCCATCCGGCGCTTGCTCTTCGCTTCCTGTTCCTGCTGGGGAAGGGGATAGGTGGATTTATCGATCACGTTATCCATTGCCCGAACCACGTGTGGAATATCCTCTATCAACTCACCAAAGTCAAAGTATGGCCGAGTCTGGCCCAGGGACCGAACGATGTACTGCGTCAGGTTGAAAGAGCCCAGGAGGCAGGCACCGTGCGCCGGCAGTGGCTGCTCACCGCAGGGATTCGTCGCGATGATCTCCTCGCAATACCACAGGTTGTTCATCCGGTTGATAGTGTCGATGAAGATGACTCCCGGCTCGGCCCAATCCCAGGTGGACCGCATCAGCATGTCCCACAGTGCCGTCGCGTTCGTTGTTCGATACACCTTGTCATTGAACCTTAGAGGGAATTCGCTATTGGCTTCAAGCGCCTTCATGAACTCGTCCGTTACGGCGACTGAGATGTTGAACCCTGTGAGTTGGAACACCGCCTGAAGAGCCTGGTACCAAGCGAGCCACTCCGGCGTCCCATGCCGGTGTTTGGCCAGTTGCTCCATGATCGGCTGAGCTGCCTTCGGCGGTTGCTTTGACCTGATGAAGTCTTCGATGTCGGGATGATCAATACGCATGATTCCCATCTGTGCCCCTCGCCTATGGCCGGAGGAGGCAATGCATCTACAGATCGCGTCAAAGATTTCCATGAAGGAGATAGGTCCTGAGGACTGCGACTGGAGCTTCTTGATAGTGTCGCCGCACGGACGCAGCGTTGAGAAATCGTAGCCAATCCCACCACCCATTCGCATAGTAGCTGCGGCCTCAGAGGCTATCTGCATGATGGCGCCGTCACCTGCTACAAAGGAGTCGGCTATCTTGCCGGCCACATAGCAGTTGTAGGCCGTGCAGTTCTTGGTGGAGCCAATGGCGTTTTGAATGCGACCACCAGGCATGAATCGCATATTAAGGAGAGCATCACGAAAGGCCCTAAAGTGCCCTTCGCTATCTTCCAGTGTTCCAGCTATCCGGTTCGTTGCCTCCTTGAAGGTCTCACCCTTGCCGCGATACTTCTCGGCGTGAAGCTCTTCAGAAAATGGCAGGGTTGGTCCGTATTGCGACATCTAATCTCCTATTGGCAAATCGTGATTTGTTCTGAAGCTCTCGTGATAGCAGTATAGAGCCACTTCCTTGCAGACCCACGGAATATGTGGCTCTCGTTGAAGACAAAGACGCGAGGCCATTGTGATCCCTGGGCCTTATGCGTCGTCAGGGCATACCCATAATCAAAGCACTGGGCCTCAGCTATCTCCCAGTGGCGGAGCTCGTCCTCCCGGCCTTCGAAGTAATGCATGTGGGCCTCTACATCGATCGTCACATCGCCGTCCTCGTCCTCAACTGTCAGCCCGATCCTATCGTATCCGTCTACATAGGCCGCGTCCCTACAGGACCAGACAGTACCATTCAGAAGACCAGCCTCGTGATCATTACGAAGGCACACCAGTCGATCGCCGGGGACGGGAGCAGGTTCGCCCTCTTTGCCCAGGAGGGCCCGCATGCGGAAGTTGACATATCGACGAGTCTTGTTGCGACCAACAAGGATCTGGTCAGCAGCCTTTACTATGGCAGGGTCAGGCTTTCCGGTCATCACGACAGACTCTCCATAGGTTCCCGGGATGAGGGTCTCGCCGAGACGAACCTTTGTCGCCAGGTCAATGATGGGGTTGTTACGCGCCTGCCGGTGGATCTCTGTCAGCATGATGTCTGGCTTCTTGTCGGTAAAGAAGCCACCACCTCTCACCGGGGGGAGTTGAGCAGAATCGCCGAGGACGAGGACCGGTGTGTCAAAGGAGAGAAGGTCCTGACCCATACGTTCATCAACCATCGAGCATTCGTCAATAACGACGAGGTCGACATCCTTCACAGTCGAGTCTAAGTTCAGTGAGAACCGGGGACGTTTGAGCCGTGCCTCTTCGATCTCGATATCATGCTTGATTCGTATGATAGCCGTGGATTTGTCGATCTGTTCCTGTTCTGCTCCCTCACTGCGGAGTTCATGTGCAGCCTCCATGAGGTCTCGCTGTAGGTCGCGGAGCTTCTCCTTTGACCGAGATGCTGGGAGGTAGATCAACTGGTGAATGGTTTGGGCCATAGAGCAGCCGCGCTTCCGCATGACTGATGCAGCTTTACCAGTGTATGCTCCGAAGAGCACCCGACCAGCGTTCTCTGCTAAGTACACAGCGAGCGTAGTCTTACCAGTGCCAGCATAGCCGAACAACCTGAAGACTTGCTGATCGCTTGTGTTCCTTAGCCACCGCCTTACGGCGCTGATCGCTTCCTCTTGTTGGCGACCCCACTTCATCGCTTGTCCCTTATCATATGCAGAAACAGAACACAAATGAGAATCTCAACTATTTGTCGCACCTCTAGCATGCCGTCACCTCCTTATCCAAAAGTGGCAGCGCCTGCTGGGGTGGGCAGGCGCTGCCGTGGAGTGAGGTACTCAGAAGAGACTTAGAAGACTTCGTCAGCGTCGCCCTCGGCCTTGGTCTCACCGGTCTGCGAGGCGTGGTCAGCCTTGGCCAGACCGCCCTGAACTGCCCGAACAAGGGCCTTACCCTCTTCGAGCAATCCCTGGAAATCCGTGCCGGGGAGATTGACCGCGTCCATGATCGAAGCGCCTTGGGCGGGAGCAATCTCGAAGTTCTTGAAGGGCTGGCCCTTCTTGTTCTTGTCAGGACACGACGTGATGCCAAGGCGGAAGGCATACATCGGCGGTGTCGACTTGACGGTATGTAGCTTCGTCATCAGGGCCTTGTACTTCTTGATCTTGGTCGACGTGAAGGCAATCACGATCGGGCTGGTTCCCGCCTTACCGTTGGCACCGTCGAGCAGGAGGCCGTAGATGTAGAAGGTTTCCTGAAGCTCGTGACCCTCGTCGGTCTTGAGGTGGTTGAACTGCTCAGCCGCAGCCTTGGAGGCCTTGACGAATTCGGACGAAGGGGTATGAATGCCGACGAATCCGCCACCATCGTCGCGGGAAATCCACTCAACGTAGACATGCTCGGTGGTACACGGCACGAAGTATACCGTGTCGCCGAAGAGCTCCCGTGTGACCGTATTGAACAGACTCCCCTCCACGGCTCCCGGGATTTGCTTCGGATGATTCTCCTCCTTCTCTGGGCTGAGCGCCTGGACTAGACCCAGAAACGGGATGGCGATGTCGTCAGTTGTCTGGTTCTCGAAGCCGACGCCAGCGTGTTCGCCGAAGTCAGCCTTCGCCAATGCATTAGCAGCGCTCGGCGCGGCCAGTGCAGTTTTCTTGTCTTTTGCCATTACCTGAATCTCCTCAAAATGCGGCGGACCCTTTTACGTGCTCCGGCGCTGCGGCACGGTCCACATGGACGTTAGTCTTTCTTGAGATCGATCTTAGCGTACTTTTGCTCGAACACCCCGAACACATCGGTTGGTATTGAGGTGCCGGCTTCCAGCTGCTTCCTCACAAAGGATGTCAGTGATGCTGCCTCCACCTTCATCTCCTGCTTTACTCCGGCGCCACAGTCCTCGCGTAGCCGTAATTCCTTCACCAACTTACCAGCGGCATCACCCTGGTCCACATTGAACGCGACCATCACGCTACGCTTAATGAGTCCGCCATGGCCATTCTCTATTAGCCACTTGAACGCCTTGGCCTTGCGGTCGCCGATAGAGGCTCGTATCTTCTTAATGACAGTCACACATAGCCCAGAGGTAGATGTGAAGTCTGAGAGACCGAGACCGGCCATGAACTCTGGCAGATCGTACTCCTCGAGTTGCCTCTTCACCGCCTGGGCCTTCTTCAAGGCCGCGTCAGCTACCTCTACGTCCTTTTCAGCCTTAAGCAGCTGCCTGATGAGTTCGTCCAACTTGGCGAAGGCTTCGTCAGTGGGCTTTTTCTCAATTCTGAAACCTGCGAATGGGTCTTTAGCCATGGTCACCCCTTTGCTATGATACCGTGCGGATCAAACTTATTCGGATCTCGCAGCAACGACTCAATACACCACCGGAGGAGTACCTCACCAACCCAGTCCGGCTCGTGCCTGCTCGGCTCTATAATGGGAACCGTGTAAGTATAGCCCACCGGCGCCTCATGGTGAATGCAACTGATTGCGAGGCCCATCATAATCGGTAGTAGGATCAGTAGTCGTATCATATCCACTCCTTCAAAACGTCGCCGGTGATGACAGAGGCCACACCGACCTTCTTCCGCAGAGACTCGATGATCTGCACGTCCACGGTCTTGGGGCAGCACAGATCGATGTAGTTCACCGGATGCTCCTGACCGATGCGGTGAGCACGGTCTTCTGATTGGAGCCGGAGCTCTAGATCAAAATAGTTGCTGTAGTATACCACCGTCCGTGCGGCCGTCAGCGTGACGCCGGTTCCGATAGCAGCCGCAGAGGCCACTAAGAACTGCACGTCGTTGCCCTTCTGGAAGGCATCAAGCGCCTCGCCTCTTCTGGGCCCTGTGACCCTGCCGTCTACGAAGACGCATCTGTTCTTGAGCTTCGGGTGTTGGGTGATTAGGTCGATGTCCCTGGTGAACCTTGCCCAGATGATCGCTTTGTGTGGGAGCTCGTCAATCGTATCGACCAAGAGAGCCAGCCGTGGGTTGCCACCAGGGAGGTCGCGGAGTGTCGGGTTGTCGTCATCGGTTGGTAGGTAGCCGCAGCAAATTTGCTGGAACCGCAGGAGCCGGACGATAGCAAGCATCGCCGTGATCTCCCCATTCTCCAGTTCGATAACGAAGTCGTCTCTGAGTTGCTGGTAAGCCCTCTTCTGTGTAGACGTCAAGTCGTAGTATCGCTTGGAGAATTGCTTGGGCGGCAGGTCAAGGACTTCGTCTTTGGTCAATCGCGTTCCGACCTCGTGTAGGATTTGGTGTAGCGTGTTGAGGTTCTTGTATGCAACACAATGCGGGAACGACTTCTCCTCGCTGATGTATCGCTGCTCCCAGATGCCGAAGTACTGCTTGAAGGCAGAAAACTCCCGGATGCCAAACTGATGCCAGATATTTGGCACCAAGAACCGTAGCTGGTTGTAGATGTCGAACGGAGAGTTCGTCACCGGTGTTCCAGACAGGGTGCGCCGGTAGGGAGCCCCAACTGTCGCCGAACCAAGCAGGCGCTTGGACCACTTGGCACTTGGATTCTTGACTCGCTGACTTTCGTCAAGGACGTACATGCACCGACGCTTCTTGAGGAAAGCCTTCCATGCGTCGCGACCCCGATTTGTCCAGATCGCGTTATAGGACATGACCAGGCAGGCCAGGCCGTCGTGGTTCAGAGCATACCCAAACGACCGTGCGTGCTTCTTGGTGTCCGTGCTATACCAGATGTGAGACTGCATCCGTTCGGCGATGTGGTCTGGCATGTGGGCAACGATCTCGTCGGAGACCCAGTTCCGGTGCACCCCATTCGGCGCTATCACACACAGGCCGTCGATCTCCTTCTCGCCATAGAGGTAGGCCGTAGAGTCGATGACCGGCTTTGTTTTGCCGACACCCTGCTCCCAGAACAACCCACGGAAGGGATCCTTCCCATGCTGGGTGAACTCCTCATGCTGATGGTCATACGGTTTTGTCTTGTACTTGTAGGTCATAGGTAGGCCTCGACCTGGTCCAGTGACATGTGGATCGGAGCAAGCCTATCCTGGGCATACCGAACCGCGCTCCTGATTGCACTCTTGGGATTCCTGAAGTGTCGAATCTTCGGTCGCGTCAAGAACGGAATCCCGCCCAGACTACCTGGCTCTCCCACCATGGCCCAGAAGTTGCGTCCGGTCTTTCGGGAGGCGAGCAACCCGCAGTAATAGAGCTTCACAGCGCCGTTGAACCACTCAACGTGCCAACCGCAGTTGTCCCAGCATCTACCACTCCAGCCGGCAGGGAGCTTCCGGATAACGTCTCTCATGATTCCATGTGCTTCGCTCTTCTGCATAGCCTTACCCCTTACATCTCAAGAAGGAACATTCCCAGTACGTCGATGAAACGGTAGGCGAGGACGACAGGGCTTCTGGCCGCGTCGTCCATGAAACCATCCACCTGGCGAACCTTGCTGGCCTCGATGTTTCGGTATGTTTGTCCACTCTCCTCGTGCTGGAGCCACTCGTCAGCGGAACTGTTCTCGTGCTCCACCCAAGCGTTCAACTCGGACCGCATCGCCTCCTCTGATCCACAGATCTGGGGGAGGTTGCCATTCTCCTTTTCGATTGTCAGCCGCCATACACGTTGAGACATAGTATCCTCCTGAAGGTTTCGGTTCAGACGTAGTATACCGACGCCTCTAGACGGAGCTGACCAGCCTGTCGTAGACTCGGTCGTAGGCTTCCTTCTGGATCGCGTGCAGGATGCTGGAGGCCTCGGCCGCCACCCAGGCCGGAACCGCCTCGGAGTCGGCGATGAAGGCTTCTGCAATGACCTCGATCACCTCCTCTACCGTCATCCCACAGGTAAACTGGAAGTCCTCCGATGGAGACTCTCCAGGGTCGCCGTTGGCACAGTAGCGGCAGCCAGGGCCGTAGTCGTAGGAGACCGAGTACGGAACCTCTTGGACGACGAACTGGCGATCCCTGTACTCTAGGGTGATGTCCACCGTCGAGCTACACTGCATGGCCGATCTCCTGAACAATATTCACCGCCTTCATCACCGCGCCTTGGAGCAGGTCCCAACCGAGGGCCCCGAGCAGCAGGCCGCATAGCACTCCCTCCAAGAACCGGATCATACGTTCACCCTATTCACCATCCAGGCGAGGAAGACCTTAGTGCTGTATCCAGCTGCGTCGAGGGCTCCATGTATTGCCTCTTCCGGCGCGTCCACTGGGCTATAGACCGCAAGGATAGTTTCTCCTGCCTCGTTTGGCCAGCACTCAACCGAGACCTTCGCAATGTCGTAGCGTTGCCGAAACCAAAAATGGTCGATGTCGTCAGGCCCAGGGAGACGGTTGTCGCTGACCTTGATCAGGCAGAGAACATCCTGCCGGTGGGCGCGGACACCCTGAAGGGTCCTCTTCAGATGAAGAGCCATCTGCTCATCCGTCATGACTACGTAGTGGGCACGGATGAAGTTGTCGTCCTTACAGGTGTAGTGTTGGCCAAGACGAATGGCCTGTGGTCGGGTCTTGTCGTTCCGTGCTACCTCTTGTTCAGAGAAGCACAGCTTGCAGACACAACCACGGTGAAAATCGTCGAGTAGCTTGGGAAGGTTGCATTTGCTGCAGATCTTGGTCTCTTCTGCCATCTTCATGGTACCTCCTAGGAAAGCGCTGCGAAGCAAAGGATCGAACCGCCGACCCACTTCCACAGCCATTTCATTCGTGCTGCCCACACCTTCTTCCGCTTCCACTTCTTGTACTTCTTGGGACTCATGCCGTAGGCATAGGCAAGTCGTTGTGCTTGGCCCATTGCTGTGAGACGACGGATGGCCTCCTCGGTTCCTATGCCATGCTCGTGTACAAAAATACGTAGTTCACATCCCTGACGACAGCACCGGCTTATCACTTCGACCCCAGTACACTCACGGCCTCATTCCAGCGAGCTTCCGTCGCCTGGCTTTCAGTGTTGGCCCACTTACCAAGAGCAGTACCACACCATACCAGAGCGATCAAGGCAATCGTGATAATAGTCAGGTTCGTTTTCATGGCTTATCCTTTCGGCTAGAGTTCTCTTCTCTACCTAAACAATACACTACAAACCAGAAGAAGCCAAATCATTTCTTCGGATTTTGTCGGTCTGGCCTCTGTGCATCGAACAAAAGCTCCAGGCCGATATTCTGCTGGTACATAGAACCCAAGCCCTGGACCTTCGAATGTGCAACGCCTTGAGCCTTCACCGTTCGACTACAATCAGGACACTTCACGACGTTGCCGTGTATTAGGGTTGTGTTGAAATGCTTCTGGCAGGTTGCACAGTGCCACCGCGTTGTTCCTGGCCTAAGCGCCATCTTTCCACACCCCCATTTCTCGAACCTCAGTTCCTACCTGACCGCCATCCAACGGGCGATACTTCGGGCAGTGATGCACTTCAATATAGGCAACGTCGGCCCTGATGATGCCCTTACCATTGGCCGACTGTTGCGGACAGGTCTTACTCCCACACTCATCCCGCTTGTCGCAGTACTGAATGACGAAGTCGGTCAGGTGTGGTTTTCGTTTACCGCCGATGAACATGGCTTCTCCCTACGAAGCAATCTGCTCGATGACACAACCGAGGTCGCAGATTTCCGAGTTGGTTACATTAGCAACGTCCTTTGCCTTCTTGCGGCCACCGTTGGTCATGACGAGAACCTTATTCGCTACCTGCCAAGCAGATTCACCATCAGTGACTTCCGCCTTATAGGAGGAGTCATCACCAATCCAGAACACGATTCGGCCAATTTCGATTCTCTTGATTGTAACCTTACGATTGTTGATTTCGTAGGTGGCTTCGGTCAGCTTCATAGCGTTATTCCCTTTTGAGCACCATTGCTCTACTTCAAGTATAAGCTATATCTAGGAAAAGCAAAACGGAAAGATGGGAATTTCTTCCCACCTCCCGTTTGAAAGGGTCTTAGCTTGCCAGCACCAGGGCCTTCTTGAAGGCCACGAGCTTCTGCTGGTTGGAGGTTCCGAAGAGATTGCTGTGGGCACGTCCCTGGCTCTCGCTCACCGGGAGGAACCGACCGCGCTGGTGGTCGTGATATTCCGAGACCGCGTTATAGGCAGCCCACGCTGTGCCGCGGATTCCGTCCATGCTCTGGCGCTCATTCTCCATGTTGGCGCCCCAGACTTCCAGCAGGGCGTCACGCTTGGTGATCTGCCGCATGAACCGCTGAGAGGCCCTCGTGTCCGTGTCGTCGGGAGCCGTATCGGGGACCACACCGAAGGTCGCGTCGTAGCAGGCACGGAAGTAGCCAGCGACCTCGTCCTTGTTCAAATGCTTCGCAGCGAGGACACGCACCTGGGCTTCGAACCTTGCAGATTCCTGAGTGATCAAGCCCAGGGCGAGACGCGCGTGGTTGATCTTACCAACTACATCGCCGGTGTGTTGGAAGGAGATGCCTCGAGCAATGTCCCGTTCGGACATCCGGAGGGTGTTGGCGCAGACGACGCGGATCGAGGTCGGGTAGATCTGGAAGGCGCTGCTCCCGTCGTGGCTGTTGCGGATGAGGACGTACTGGTGTAGGATGTCGGTGTCTGTCACCGCGATGTCCTTCGGCAGCCGGACCAAGGCAAATACGCACCGACCATTACGGAGCGAACCGGCTGTCTCGACCGTGACGGACTTATCTACCTCGACCAGGGCGTCCGCAAACTCCGCGAGCGATTTGTTGCTGATCGGCTTGTAGCCGGAGCCGACGACGCCGAGTTCCTGGAGATTGTCCTTGCGGATGTGGACGGAATGGGAGTGGACCTTGAACTGTTTCTTCTTCCCGTCCTTGGTGTGCGTCGCGAACAACGGAAGCAGCTGAGTTTCCCAGCCGAGGCCAATATGCTCGAATGCCGGCCAGGTTTCCAACCCGTCCGGGATTCCCACCCCGAGGCCATGCCATGCTCTTTCACCGTGCTCACGGACCTCACCAAAGACGTCGTGTGCTTCGATTTCATGTGCCATGATCTTCACCCTTTCACTGATTGAAGTTTGGCCTTCTTTAGGCCGTAGCCTTTTCCAGCTTTGTATGGATAGCATCCATCAGGTTACCAGCAAGACGCGAGCGCTGCTGCAGGATAACTCTATGACCCTGTTCCATTCTGGGGTTGAGCTCTTCGTCAGCTTCCATACCAAATTCCATCTCAAGATGCTCAAACGTCCGCATAACATCGTTGACCCGTTCGATACTAAGATGCCCAGAGGCGAGTCCGTTGACCAGTAGATTCGCGATGCCTTCTGTTGTGGTTTTTGTTAGTGCCATGGTTTCACCCCTTTTACTTAGTAGGGTTCTCTTCTCTCTACATTAAGTATAAGCTACATCTCCTGAAAGCAAAACGGAATCCATCAAAAATATCTGCGACTCTACCTTGCAAGGTAGAGTCGAGGTAGAGTCGCGCGTAAGTCTAGTATCGACAAGGTCAGACTCTACCTACTCTACCTACTCTACCTTGAAAGAAAGAATAAGGTATCGAGTACCAAGGTAGAGTCTCCTGGGCATCCAGCTGTGGAAGTTGGGACAAGGTAGAGTAGGTAGAGTAGGCGAAGTCGGCTGGGCGCTATCCTGATTGCAGGGGACACAGGGTCCGACTCTACCTTCAGACCAAGGTAGAGTCGCGCGGGCAAGGTAGAGTCGAAGTTGGTAGGTCTAGAGGGATTTACGGGGTCTTAAAGATTGTACGGATACCAAGCCATGCAATGGTTATAGTACCAACAACGATTATACCGACTGCGGTGAGGAGGGCCCTTGACTTGATTGAGTCGGCAGTCTTGCGGAGATCGCGGACAAATTGGAAGTCCCGCTGAAGCTGGATCGGATCGGTGGTGTCAATGCCAACCCGGAGGAGGCCTTCATGAACGCCTCGCTGAACCGCGTCGGAAACGAGAGCGCTGATCTCTTCGTCGGAGAGGAGGACATGCTTGTTGGTAGTCTCGTTGTCAGCCATGTACTATTATAGCCCAGAACGAATGAGAGCCCAGGAGAGGGTCCCCAGGGCTCGCATTCAGTCAGGCCTGTTGGCACGGTTGTCGTCGTTAGGAATTGAGTGCCAGTATGGCGTAGGCATCCTCGGCCGACGTTGGGGATCCTACGGTAAGGAGGGTTTGGCCTCCGGTCGTGGAGTCGTCGTGTTGGACCTCGATTGTGTCGGCTGCAGTCACACCTACAAGGTTCCCAGCCAGGCCTCCGGCAGTGATGACGTCGACCCAGGAGCCACTGTTGATTCGGGCCTGAACCTTGGCAGAAGCATTAAGCGCCGTCGCTACAGCGAAAGCATAGGTGCCAGTGTCTGGCGCCGTCCAGGTGCTCGAGGCAGTTGAGGCAGCCAGCGTGCCCCAGTTCTTGTCGCCGGTAAACTGGGTGCTTGTTATGTCGAAGTCCCAGTCCAGGGTTTGGGTAGCCTCATAGACTACAGTCGTATGTGTGTGCCGCGTCTTGATCTTTATACGCATCCGCGTCGGGATCACGCCGTCGGTGTACCGAAGGATCTCCGTTCGGTAGGCATAGTCTGGCGCCGCCGCGTCCCACCCAGTCGTGAATAGGAGCGTTGGTGTCCCGTCTGGATCGTTCCATACTTCGACCGCATACTCGGTCGTGTTGTTGGTTGGGAAATCGCTGTTGATCGTGGACGCGTCCACCGCATACTGTGACAGTTCGTCATAGATACGGAAGTCCCGACGGTTCCACTCGATCTTCAGGCCCTTCGTGTCTTCCGTACTACCCCATTGGGAATCAAGACCACCAGACGATGGATACTGGACTCCGCCAATCTTCGCAAAGGTCGGCGGATACGGTCTTCGCTCCCGGGACACCAAGGTTTCCTGAAGGACAACGAGAGCTCCGTCACTGTCCGAGACCTGGTTGCCGGCCTGATCAAACGGCAGGAGCTTCAGGTCGACAGTATGGGTAATGGTGAAGGCTGTGTCTGTCAAGTCACCACCAGCGTTGATGAACCAGACATCCACTGCATCCGCGTGGGATTGCTGAGCCGAGTCAAGGAGGCCGCGATAGCAACCGGTGAGCTGTATACCGCCGGAGATCACCGACGCGCCTGTGCAGGAGACGAACTCATCACCGATCAGAACAAGGTTGGTCAGGTTGTTACCGATGTCGTTGATCGTTGTGGCTAGGATCTCAGCAACGTTCATGTCGGTCGTAATGTCTATTGTGGTGTCATCGTTATCGACAGCGCCGTCTAGGACTCCGGTGAAAGCGAAGCCTTGGGATCCGCCGGCATTATAGTAGGAGCCGGACGGTGTGCCTGAACCGTTTCGCTGTAGTATGGTGAAGCCGGTTGCGCCCCGGCCTTGGTTCTCACCAGTGACCCAGATGCGGCCCTCCGACGGATAGAGATCACGACGGGAGATAGCATAGGGAGCCTCAAAGGCCAGCTGCTCTGCAGTCGGGAAGGGGATCAGGGTCTTCACTGGCGCAACCCAACTGGTAGTATCCGGATCGGCAAAAGAGGCAGCCCTCCAGGAGAAGACATCCTGAACCGCATCCACAAGTATCTCGGGATCCTTCTTATTGCCTGTGTCCAGCCGCGTGATGCGCATCGGCAGATTGGTGATCGTCAGATCTCTGATCGTATAGGTAAGGGCGAAGACCTCACCAACGTAAGCATCCCAGAAGGACCGATCTACCTTGAACCGGCCCTTGGCCAGGGGATAAGAGTTGGACCGTAGTTCTCGCCATGAGACCTTGTTTGCAAGAGCGTCATCCTTTACTCCGGGATAGGTCCATGTTGCCGGCACAACCCGACCTTGGATCTGGAGGTTAGCACCGTCCTGAGCCGGAGCATAACTCGTCCCGTAATTATTGGACCGCCGCTCATACCCTATCCGCACAGAGTTGATGGTCTGCTCCCATCCACCTCGAGAGAAATCAACAACCTCCTTCAAGTTGGTCGAGTCTAGGGTCCGTAGGGATGGTAGACTATAGCCGTCACGGGCAAGGGCGACACGCCATTTCCCCGTCGTCGGATCGATGCGAAATTTCATATCCCCTTGTCGTTCGAGTTCAGCCAACAGTTGTGTGGCCTTCATCTGCTGCTGAAGAACGTAGCTGAATCCGTTTCCCTCATTATAGAGGGTTGCCCCGGCTGCTGAGAAGTCGGTTGTGTTGATCTCGGCGGCAGAGTAGCCATATCCCCATTCCGTATTGGTCAGGAGTTCTGCGGCGACTTCCATCAGGTTGGCGTCGTAGGTATTGACCGTCGGATAACTGGTGTAGCCAGTAGGGATTCGCGAGACCTCAAAGGACCAAGGCTTGATCGAAGTGGAGGGCCCTACGAATCCCTGTTTCAGGACGCCGTAGGACAGGTTCCGATACCCTGGGCATGGGCTTTGGTGGACAGCCAGATAAGGATCCTGGGCCTGCGTCTTTGAACCAGTGTAGAAGGAGAACGTGCCCCTGACTTCTTTCTCGTCGATCGTTATGTCGCCATCGGTGGCTTGGTTGCCGGACCAGACAAGTTCGTCCCCGATCCAGATCTTCCGCAACGCCACTGGGCCAAGACAAAGGCCGAACTGAATACCTAAGTAGTAGTTATGGCCAATTGTGATGCGCTTACTATTGAAGAGACTTGTGTTGATCTTCTCTGTGATCGGACGAGCAAGATAGTCTCCATACCAGATGACGTTGGGGCCACGGATGCGGAAGGTCCCCCAGCCCAGAGGAATGATCCGCCCCTCGGTCGCCGTCGGGAAAGTGAATTGATCCAGGGTGGCAGCCTTCGCATGTTCGATGTCCGGCTTCGGCGCCAGAAGTTGGGAGACAGCAAAGGAAGCTGCCCAAAAGAAGAACATCAGCCAGAAAGCCATATTACAACCCCGTCGCAAAGATGTTTTTGGTTGGTACGTATGGGCAGCCTCCGAAGTTAAGGGAGTTGCCAAACTTAGAACTGCATGTCCCAATCGATCGGTCGCAACCAGCGTAGGCTGTGACGGTCGCAGCCAATACCGTTTCGTAGAACGGTAGAGCCAGCGTCAGAACGTCTGCGGCCTGTTCAAGAATAAGTCGGTAGTCCAAAACTCCATAGCCAACGAAGCCACCGGTGCACCACCCATTACCCTTGGCTGTGTTAAGGCCTGGGAGCGTAATTAGATTGCCGGTCTCCACAGTCACTGCGGTCTCGTAGTAGTTCGCTCCTGCTGAAATCTTGCAGTTTGGGTCAAACAATATGTTGTTACAGGAGGCCTGAAAGGTTCTCTCTGGAATTTCTTTACTGAAGGCCTCACTGATAGGGACGATAGACAATGAAGAACTAGACATACCATTCGTGAACGCGACCGACCGGATGACGCCTTTGTATATGACCCTCAGGTCTGCGGTATCACCCAGATGGTAGGCTTGGATCGTAAGGGTGGCAGTCTGCCCAGGAGCGATCTTGGTGAACTTCCGTGAGAAGAGATGGTCTCCCGGGAGGGTGATCGTCAAGTGTTCAACGCCAGTAGCAATATGGCCACGGCTGACCGTCACCGGATAGAAGAGGTCACCGGCGATATTGATCGTTGCCGCGATGTCGTCATGCATCCGGTATATCTCATTGCCGATGGTAAGGGTGTAGAATTCAATCTTACCTCCGGTCTCTTGAGCATCTTCAAAGGCATCGTACGACATCAGTCACTAACCTCCTTCGTGGCGACTATGCTCTGGGACTCCCCGAGAGCATTGTGGTGTACGATTATTATATCGTCCGTGTCCAGTCGGATCTTCTCGAGAAACTCAACGCGCTCGATGTCTTCCGGTTCGATATCGTACGGCCATGCTAAATCCACGGTGAGTTGCTCTACGGATCCACTTACCTCGGCGGAGCCTTGGATCGTTCTGACCAAGATCGTACCGTCTAGGAGGTGCATTCTGAATACCTGCTTCGGCCATCGCTGGTGAGCGTTTACCGTATAGCCGATGTGGTCCATTGTGAAGGTGCTGTTGGCGTTGAGCAAAGTCTGGTTTGGCACCAGATCTTTGGAGAATGTTGGGATGTAGAGGGAGACCTGCCTGCCTTTGAGATAGTGAAACAGCTGCCGGAGCTCCCACAATTCCTGCCGGTTGTTCGTCTTGAATCCCTTACGGCTGTGCCGCATTGCGTGGTCCCACACAGCAAACTGCTCCAAGTCGCCGGTCCCGTTATCCAGGACGTAGACCTTTGTTTCGAGAGTCTCCTTCAGGTCACGCTCCACAAGGTTCGGGTCGTCAAGAAAGGTCTTGCCGTTATAGGTGGAGAAGGCATCCGCTGAGGCAATATCGTTCTCCGAGGCATGTACCTTCAGGCGTACATTGAAGTCTTGATCATTATAGACGGCCTTCACCATAGGTGTTGTCGGCATGGTGTAGGCTGTCATCAGGGGCAAGACCTGCGTGTTTTGGGAATAGCTGTTTGCCAAATTAGACGAGAACTGTATGGTAGTAGCTGTTATGGCATCGATCTTCAAAGCGTCAAAGACGTGCTCATCCTGAAGGATAACAGCATAGCCACCAACAAAGAAGTTGGCATAGTCTGTGGTGTTAACTGTGATCGTGTCAGTCCCGACCGTTGCCCCAGCCGAACCCAAGAAGGCCGGTTCGTGCCAGGCCGGAACCGCTATGACCTTCGACTGTCGATCAAACAGCAAGAGCTCAAGGCGCTTGCGATCATCACCCTTGAATCGCATCTCAAATTCACTTCGCGGATACTTCCGATTCATGATCCGCTGCTCGGACGCATCCACATGGTCGATGATCTTGGTGTCGAATATTAGGTGCTCCTTCAGTGGTGCCTCTGGGCGAACTGGTAGAAGGACAATACGACTACCAATGATGTAGATGGTGTACTCCTCACCAGTTGACAGCGTCATGGTATATTCGCCGTCAATTGAGAAGTCACCTGACTGGAGAACCTTGATCGAGAAGGACAAACTATCCTGAGATGCTATATTGAATGGAGTCGCCGGAACACCTATGACTTGGAACCCGACGCCCAGGTTGTCGGTGATTGACGAAACTGTGATCAGCTCTTTCCGGTCGGCGTTGTAGAGCTCGCACAGAATCGATTGCTCGGTGACTACGTTGCCAACATTCTGCACCACGCGTGGGAGCATGTGGGCATGCTCGAACCATGGGGTTTCCACCGGAGTGAAAATGCCAGTTCCGACATGCTTCTTCTGGTCCATCGGAGTCGTTGTTACTTGATGCTCGATGCCCTCGGAAACCAATGGATCAAGTACTGTCGGTATCGCCTTGTCCCATGGTGTTATCGAGCCTTGGTCACAGCCAAGGTCCCAATCCGGTTGCTTCACTATGAGAGGCGACGGGAAGACATAGCCTAGATGATTGATGTTACTGACACCAGGCTCAACAATCAGAGAGCCTTCGCCGTCGAACTGGATGTCCAGGTACTGGATGATCTTTGGTGTGACAATCAGCGAGCCTTCGCCGTCGAACTGGATGTCCCGCTGGGTTGTCCCAGCCGCAGCGCTGATTGTGGGGTGATCACCAGTTGCGTAGGTTGGAGAGGCGTGCTCAGTAAGGGATGTCCCACCAAGCTCTTCTGAGTTGTCGTCATAGAGCGTCCAGTAGCCTAGGATGTTGACAGCGTCCACGTCCTGGGGGTTTGTACCACTGGCCAGTAAGACTGCATTGGCATCAGAAAGGGCAGAACCGTAGAATACAACCTCAGCTATAGAGCCGCTGTAGAAGACACTCGGAGTATTGCGGAACCTTGCTCCAACGGAGAAGTAGCTTATGCCTGTTGTGTTTTGTGAGCCTCCCCCGGTTCCCTTTGATGCTCCGTCCAATAGCACATGGCGACTGGAGGAACTTGTCCACACTACCGTAACATGGTGCCACGTGCTATTGGCAGGCCATGGCGACACCTGATAGGCAGTGGACCACGAGGTGGCGTAGGAAAATGCAGTCACCGGATAGTTTGCTGTCAGCCCACTCAGCAGGCTTATGTTCTGACTGCCAGAGGTCCCGGTGTCGTTTGAGACGAGCGTCGCATTTGCTCCACCCTGAGAGACATCGGTTGTCTTGAACCAGAACGATACCGAGAATGGAAATCCAGACTTAGGAGTTGCAATGTCGAGGAACTGGGTTGAGCCATTCAGGGCAACAGACATAGGTAGCCTCAGTCAATCTGGAGTTTACACTTACCAGCGGGATACTCAATCTGAGTTCCAGTGATGACCGACACATTGGCTAGACCCAACTCCGCGAAGGACACAACAGCGAGAAGATTACCAGCCGTCAGGGCATCCCAAATACCGACATGCGTGGCTGTGCCTTGGGTGCCTGTTGCCGCAGCATGCGTGATGGCCGCGTCGTTCGTCACATGTTGGTCATCGCCAGGTGTTGACGTGACAGTGTAAGCGCCATAGGCTTTACGCGCGTATCCGTTGCTAGAGAATTCCGTGAAGGAGCTTTCTCCACCGGCGGAGCCGTATCCCACAAAGAACGTTTTGCCTGCCATCAGCTGCGTCAACAGCCAGTTTTCAAGGTAATCGGAGAGAGACATTATGTCACCTTTCGGTAGATGATACCCATGTTCCAGGACTCCTGATTGTTGCCGCCGACCATGGCCTTACGCACAGCCGGAAAGGCTGTCCAGGTATCGGGGCCAACGGTCAGCTCCTCAGCTGGATCAATACCATGCAGGTGGATGTGGCCTACGTTCGCGACCCTTCCCAAGTGTCGCCAGGTGATAGGAGGGCTGCTTGCGTCGCCGTCAACATAGAAAGATTCAAATGGGATAATCGGTATGAAGCCTGCTGCCTTGTCTGGTAGCAGCCACCCAAATTGCGACAAGGCAATCCCACCTCTGCAACCTCCCACGACGCGGACCCTATCCACTGCGGCGCGGTCAACCAGTGGGTAATTGGCCCAGGCCGACATACTGACACCCCACTTCCCTCCACTGGGCTGACTAGGTAGGCCCTCACAATGTAGGGTTGCTCCGGTATTGATTGAGTAGCCATAGGTGCCGTACGACGGATCGTGCGCCCCGTCAAGAAACACGGAATGGTATCCTACGTCAGGATCGTCCAGTGGTGCTCCACTATTCTGGCTATTCCAGTGATGGCCGTAGACGTAGGCCCCACCCGTCCATGTACTTGACTTCTGCAATGAGCCCATACCGAAATGCCGATAAAGCCCAGGGGAGAATTCTAGTATGATATGTAGGGAATACGGATCAGTGTAGGCAAAGAAGTAATAGGACGTGAAGGGTCCGGCTCCAATGTTGTTCACATTACGTCCAGAGTAGATCTGTGCAAGAGTGCTGTTTCCATTGCCAGAGTCATTCGCCTGATTCCACGGCTGCTGGGCATAGGTGCCCGAATAGCCCAGCGCTTGATATATCGCCATGTGGGTTGTAGTGTCCCAGTAGATGGTAGAGTACAGGTTGTCGGCCGCTCTGCTTATAGAGCAGAAGTGGTTCCCGGCGTCGTAGTTGTTAACGGTGAACCCGTTCGCAGCCGCAAAGGTCTGGAGCTTATTGATCAAGTCTGTCTGGCCTGTCGATGATCCGGTTTGGTATGCCATCATTCTTCCTTTATACAGAAGAAATAGTTTCGGTTGGTCTTGTTGCAGTTCTGGAAGCACCGATAGACAGCCGTTCCAACATAGATACGGTCCTCAGAATCGACGTCACCATCCGGATTGAAAGAGAACACCCCAATCATATTCCCATAGATCACGTTGTCTGGGCGGTACGACAATGTTGCCGGGATCAGGACGAATTCGCTACTGATTCGGCCAAGATCGTGAAAGACTGCACCGATGGCGGTTTGAACCCCAAACATGTCCTGCCAATTGGCACGGTAGTCAGCATACCAACCGTTCGCGCCGGCAGGTGGGTTGTGCTCAGTTCCTCCAGCAGGGGCGACGGCAACGTAGGTTGTGTCAACGAGGCGGGGAGTCCCGCTATCATCCCACCAATTCAACACCTTGATCCAGGTGCCGTCTGGTGTCCGCAAATATCCCGGACCGTCCCAGCCAGTATTATCAGCCCCTGGATTTGTCATTCCGGCATAGCCAACACCACTGAAGTTGTAGGGGAGCTCGTCGGCTATACAACCAAGAATCAGTTGAGGATAGGAATACTCATCGGCTGTGAGATATTTGTCAATCCCACCAACATAGAAATTCGGATAGACGGAACCTACCTTGAAGGCTGCGGCGATTCGGTTGTCGTCAACGGCAATCCAATAGGTAACAGTTGCTGGTGATGCGCCCCCGGACAAAGGACAGTAGGTTTCTAGATTGCCCAACGCGCCGGGTTGATCTGCCCAGACTTCCACATCAGAGGTGAAGCCGGTGAAGCCGGTGCACTCAAGGAGGTATGCGGCATCCGGTGTGGATTGCGTAAAGGCACGCCACCCGACGTACTGATCCGACGTGGTATTATGAATCATTAGGTATTTGATCTCTGCTGCTGATGGCGTCCAGGTCATGGTGAGAGTCAGACCGGAGCCGGTACCACCAGAGGTCGAGGCAGGGTTGCTCGGCGTGGTCTTATATTGACCAGCCGAGTACACCGAGACCGCCGTCGGCACAGTGGCAGAGACGGTATCAATATTGACGACACAGTCGTGAGAGCCTGAGCCGCCAACGATCGTCACCTTGTCACCAACAACGTATCCAGTTCCTGCCACAGCTATCACGACGGCGGTGGCCTCATCAGCTTCCCAATCCACCTTGGTCTCCCAGGCGGTATCGGTATAGGTCATGGTGAACTTAGCGCCGGTGCCTGATCCGGAGGATGTGTTCTGGGAGACTGGGTTGGTGGCCTGGACCGTGTAGACACCGGAGTCGGCCATGTGGATCGCAGTGATAATCCCTGTGCCAGCCGCAAACGTAAGGGTCATCGTACAGCCGGTCCCGATGCCGTCCGAGGTCGTCGCTACAGGATTCGAGGGCTGTGCAGAGCAGATACCTGGGTTATTAATCGCGACAGTGGCTACGGCGGTTCCAGCGAGTGTCAGGACCTCCAGTTCAACAGGTACGGAGAAGGTTCCGGCAGCCGGGATAATCTTATCCCCGACAGCGTAGTTCGCCCCTCCAGCCGAAACTACGGCGACAGTGACGTAGTCACCGGAGTTTATCCCCATGACCTCGACTTCCGGCTCGTGATACTTCGTTCCGCCGGCAAGCGTGATCGTATCGCCAATGGCAAAGCCGGTGCCGCCATTCAGAATGGCAGCCGCCGAGATGTGATCATCCTTCACCAGGTTCTTCAGGGTATCCATGAAGTCCCAGTAATCGGTAGCCGTCCCTTTGAACCAAGCCATTTATTGCACCTGCCGTTCTTGTTCGCTCATGTAGTTGACGACTATCCGTTCGCCTTCAGCACTTTCCAGCGCGGCGAGGGCCTCTTCTTTCGACGACACATTTATTATAGTGATGTTCCCACCCTGCGCTCCTCCCTGGGCGCCAGCCGCCATGTTCTGGGCGGCACCATTCGGGACTATCGACCCAGAGGCGGACGGGGAGAATAGCTCTGGGCCCTTCTCTCCAACGACGTAGAACTGTCCTGGCGATACTGGACCACCGGCTGCCCTTGCCTTATCACCACCTCCGCCCTGGCTGAAAGCCGAAGCGATGGTACCAAAGATACCCCCGGACCCACCCATCGCGTTGAGCAGGCCAGAGATAGCCTGTCGAGCCAGAAGTCTAGTCAGATCTGCCAGAACCGAATCTACCAGCGACTTGAAGTTGACCTTGCCAGTAGTCACGAACTGGACCAAGGCGTCCTCCGCCGAGTTGAAGGCGTTGACTAGGGTTGCCTCAGCCTGTGCCCCGAAATTGTGAATCGTCTGTCCAATCGACTCAAGACCGGCCTGAACACCGGCTTGAAGTTGAGACAGGCGTGCGGCAGGGCCCTCCTCAGGTGCGGGAGCAACACCTGTTCCTGACGGAAGCGTAGAGCCTGCCACCGCAGCCTGTTCTTGAGCTTTTGCAATACGGTCCTTTGCGATTACATCCGCTCTGTCGAAAAGACCATTGACGGAATCCTCGAACACCGTGATCTCATCAAAGCCTTTGGCGAATCCATCCACAACGGCATTCGCCAGGGTTTCAGTAGAGCCTGCGGCTGTGTTCTCAAGCCGAGGGATAAGGCCGTCTCGAGCCAGACGCCGGTAGGGTTCACCGATGCGCCCAGGGATCTTACCCAGGGTGGTGTAGAATCGACGGAATCCTGCGTCAAGGACCGCGAAGACTTCATTCATCGCGTCGATCATGATCTCTTTGAGAGCCGGACCCAGGTGTTTGAAGAGGGCCACGATGGCGTTGATCGCCCCTCGCCACAGGCCGATCCATGCATCTAGGCCCCTGGCGGTCAGCATGACCATATCGGCAACGCCAAACTCAATGTCGTCGAACGCGGTGGTGATTCCACCGAACTGGGTCTTGAAGAAGTCAACAACTATCTGGCCGGTGGTGATGATACGTTCCCACACTGCCGACATGAGATCGCCAAGGTCAGACACCCCGTCTTCTGTTAGCATGATCTCTCGACGGTAGGCAACCAAGGCCCCAATGCCAGCGCCGATCGCGACCAGACCGAGCAGAGGAGCCAGAGTAACCAAGGCAGATATTAGAGTGGGAATCGCTGCCGTTGCCAAGGCATAGATAACTCCCTGAACGATCTCGATATTTGCAGCCAGGTAGCGAAGGCCGTTGGCGAGGCCGTCCAGAAGTCCCCGGAGCCTGTCACTCCAGCCGGACTCACCAAGGGAAAGTTGAACAGCCTCAAAGGCCGACTTCACTCTCAGTAGAGCCCCGTTCAGGTTGTCGTCCATGATGCGAGCAACTTCCTTGGCCGCACCAGCTGCATTCAACAGTTCCGCATTATTTGCCTTGATCTTAGGAACCGAGTTGATCAGAATGTTGGCGGCGCCACCGCCTCGTCTGCCGAAGATCTGGTAAGCCTGGCCAGTTGTGATGCCGGCCTCTTTCAGATTTTGCAGAGCTTTGGTTAGACCGACCGAGGACACCCTGACTTGATCTGTCGTAAGACCTACCGAGGAGAGAATCTTCCGGGTCTTTGCCGCCGGAGCTTCCAATGCAATCATTACCTGCCGAAGGCCGGTTCCACCAAGCGAGCCCTTCAGTTGGGCGTCAGCAAGCGCCTGCAAGGCAGCGACCGACTCCTCAAGGGACACGTTGAGGCCCTTGGCAGCCGGGGACACAAACTTCATGGCCTCGCCGAGTTGGTTCACATCGGTGGCTGCACTATTGGCTGCGAAGGCCAAGACATCGGTCACTCGTCCGGACTGATCAGCCGCAAGGCCGAAGCCACGAAGCGTGCCGGCAGTCAGCTCGGCAGCCCTCTTGAGATCGAGGGAACCGGCCTGTGCTAGGAGCAGCGTGTCTTTGACGGAGACCAAGGTCTCGCTGACTTCAAAGCCTGCTCTGGACAGCTCAACCATGCCCTCAGCAGCCTGCGTCGCAGTGAACCGCGTTGTGGCACCAAGATCTCTAGCAGTGTCACGGAGTCGAAGGAATTCGGTATTCGTAGCGCTGGAGACAGCCTTTACAGTGGACAACGCCTGCTCAAAGGAAGCGATAGTCCGGATGGTACTCCGGAGTGCCAGTCCGACGCCAAGGCCGAGAAGGGCACTCTGAAGGGATCTCACCCCGAGGGCTGACCTCTGGGCAACACCACCGATCTCGGTGAGCCGTCTTTTGACGACACGTGTGCCCTTCTCCTGAACGATAATGTTGATGCGTTCGGTAGGCATATCAGCGTCCTGTGTCTATCGTGACCCCTTTTATAGCGCCGACCGCAGCCTGCACAGCTGCTTCGACAAACATCGCTGGCGCCTGAGATGAGGAGCCCTCGTTCAACCGTGCAATATAGTCCAGGTTGTTAGCAATAATGATCGCTGCCCCCGGCTGACTTCGTGAGATTTGTTCCTGTCCCTGGGAGATAGCAGCCTGGGCATTGCCGGACTCACCGAACTTACCGGGATCGGTTCCCGCCGGAATTGGGCTGTAAGGCTCAATGACCCTACCTCCGAATTGACCTTTTGCGTTGCGGCTTTGCTCAGTCCCCTCAGAGCCCAGGGATACGATCCAGTTGGAACGAGCGCGGCCAGTGTCTACCGGTGTGCCGAGGACGACCGCCTGGTCGACCGCAAGTGCTGCCCTGCGGACAACCTTATTGACCTCACGAGGCACGTTGCGTGCTCGCAATTTCATTCGTCGGGCAAACCGCTCGAGGCTCATTTCTTCACTTTCTGTGCTCGTTTTGCCTGCACATATTTGACATAGGCATTGTCCATCGCCCTCACGAGATAGAAGAAGTCGTCACGTTGTTCTCCTTGTATCTTAAAGACCTTGGCATAATCACCTATTGACCTCCAAGGTATTGGACCCACACCCCAACCAGAAGGCCGGTCTGGGTCCAGCTCAAGCCACGCGGTGAAGTACAGCTCCAGCCCCATGATAAGGGCGGGAGCATTCGCAATACGCTTCGGGATCGGATTACGATCCCGAAGGCATTGCTGTATGATACGCTTTTCGACAGAGCCCTGCTCCAGCGTATAGAGCAGGACCTCAATCAGTTTCCCGCTGCGAGCTCGTTCAGCTCCGCGCGGAAGAGAGCGCTGGCCGAGGCCTGATTCTGGATGTCAAAGAATACGTCGGGTAGGTTGCCGAAGGCGAGCATGACATTTTCAGGCGTCACCGGCAGCAATGTATCACCAGCTTCGACGCCGGCATCCTCCGGAGAAATTCCTGATTCCCACTTCGGCTCTTCGATGGTACCAGTGTTTTCCTCCCAGCCGAGGATGACGGTGTGAGAGTAGACCTCACGGAGGATAGCATTGGCCCGCTCATCGTCGAACTGGCCAAGCGCGATCGCTCTGCGATAGGGCTTGGTCTTGGCGTCGAGCATGCGGCTGAATTTCTTGTTGGCACCACCGGCTCTGGCGACCGTGATTCTGGTCTCTCCATAGTCGATCACAATGCCCTTGGTTTCCAACTGCTTGTCGGTTTTGAACTGGCTCTTCAGACTCATTTTGCTGCTCCCGTACTCGTATTGCTATAGCCTGCCGCGCTCCCGTTGATGCGGCTATTAGGCGTCAGCCAGCGAAGGCAGATAATCAAAGAAGACCATCAACATCGTATGGTCCATATTGCTGTCGAATGAGGCACCAGTAGCAGCTTCCATCGACAGAGGAAGAGTGATCGGGGAATCCTGCTCAATGCTGAGCTTCCCATCGCCCAGGGTAATCAGTGGGATGTCGATGGTGATGCCAGCGTTGTTCGCAACCAGGTGAGCGTCAATGGTGATGGAGGAATTCGCCCTGACGGCCGCGATGGCAGCGACATCCGAGAAGTAGGCTGTTATTGAACCACCCACCTCGAAGGTTCCGACCGAAGCATCAAAGGCCCCGAGGACGCCGATTGCCTTGTTCGGGACAACGTTGTTGGTCAGCGTCAGGCTGATGTCCGAGGCATAAGCAAACAGTGCCGAAGGGTTTCCGTCACTTTCGTTGTGGACTTGCAGCTTGATCCGGCTGAAATCGGACGAGGTATTGAAGGCGTCGGCCTCCACTAGCGTCGGCCGTGTGCCAGCCTTGGGGCCTACGGTTCCATTCTTATACTCAGCGTCCAGTCCAACGAAGGCCAGGTCCGCCGTGACCTTATCGGCTGCGGCGATGTTGACATTGAACTCGTTGGGGATGGCACCGACAACATACTCAGCCTGAGTATAAGTGTCCCCGGTGTCGGCCTTGCCGAGAGTTCTCTCCAGCTGATAGGTCCGGCGGACAATGTCAGCGCCGGTCTCGTTCTTCAGGCATCGACCACAGAAGATCTGAACCAGCTCAGTCGTGTTGGCCTCGGTGACCATGGTGGCCTGGGTCTTGTCAAACTCCAGCCTGGTGGCCGTGATGGATCGAACACGAGCAAAGCCATTGTTGGTTGCATTGATTTGGAAGGCCGTGGCTGAGTTGTCACCACCGACGAAGATCCACTCGCCGACAACCAGGTCGAGATCGGTGAAGTCCAGGACGGTCGACGTAAGAGCCGGTCGGCTCCCGGTCATGTCAACATCGATGTCACCAGCCGCAGTCTCAACACCAACCTTGACGATCGAAGCATTGGAGGTGACAGACTCGTCAACCGTAGTGTCCGCTCCGCCAGCGCCGTCGGCCAGGGTCGTGGTAATAGTCGTGGCGGCAACCGTCGCGACTTTGCGGATACCGTTATTGGCCGAGTTGGCAAAGCCACTGGTCAGGATGATATCGCCGACCGCAAACAGGGTCGTCAGGTCGGTCGTACCACCAACACGCGTAAAGGTATCAGTGACACTTGTGACCGAGAGCGTCATGGTCGTGATACCAGGAGCGTTCTTGAGATCGCCCTTGGTGCGGAGATCGGCGAAGAAGAAACCCTGAAGCAGGAGCTGAAGATTGTCCTGGGTCAGGTCCGTGCTGAGGCCGCCGGTCGCATCCAGATCCGTGACCACACCCTTCTTCCGCTGACGGGAGGCGTTGATCGGGGTTCTGGCAACGTTCGTGATTTCCCCACCGAAGTCGGGATAGGTGTTCGGCTCGGCCGGAATCCAGACAGGCGTCCCGGGGAGAACCTTCAGCGACTCCTCCTCGGCAATGCTGAGGCCGGTGCCATTACTATCAAGCTTGTAATTCGTCGCCATCGGAGACTCCTATTTGATTTCGTCGTATTCGAAGGCTGCGACAACGTTCACCATGAAGAAGTCGCCGTCTGGGCCAATTTCGTTTATCGTCACATCCCTGAAAATGACGCCACTGGAGGATGTAACTCCCTCGTAGGCATCCATGATTATTTTAGCCAGATCTGTGTCCCCTGGCAAACCGGTGCCAGATGGATAGAAGACCGACACTGTGAGGACTCCAGTTCGCCGGAACCGGCGCGTCCCCATGGCTCCGGCCAGGGATGCCTGTCGGCTTGTCGCGTGGCGAACGGTCGCACGGCACCATGGAGTGTCAGTCGTCGGAGGAGTGGACTTATTCGACACGTTCTCCCACTTGATGAGGGAGGCGCTTTGGCTGGCTGTCGTCACCCAGGCTGTCGTGAGAAGGCCGAGGATGTCAGAATAGGCTTGGTCTCTCGAGGCTGGCATTATCTCTGCACTCCAATGAAGTAGAGTAGCACAACGTCGCCAGGCTTCAGAGTCTGTGTGAAAACAACCTTCCACTGGGTGCCGCCATCTACCAGCTGGTTCGCTGTCCGGAGGTCGAACGGCGGACTCACAGTCCCCGGCGCTGCAATGCAAATCTGCTCACTACGCTTTAGGAGATCTGCGTCGATGGCACCCAAGCCCAGGGCACGACTATCAGCCGGAGGCACGAAGGTTCCATGGAGAGTGGCCGTGGCATCGGGCGTGCCTATTGGATTGGCAGGGCCCTCCCAAGGCTTACCGGCATCAGCAGGCGCTTGGTCGAAACGATTGAAGACTACGGACCGACCGGTCCCTTCAATCAGGGTCTTGGCCTCTGCGGCCAGTGCGGTGTATCCTATGATGTCTGCCATTATGCCCTCACGACTCCATTGGAGCCCTTCACGTACTCCTGGAGGAGCCGATCGGCCGCTGGGTAGGGCTTCGTGATAGCGATGTTGGCATCGGCGCTGAAGGTCGTCTCTGTCTCTATCGGACCGACCTTCTTACGAGACCCAGTTACCTTCCCACCAGAGGCGTCTACCGTCGGGTCCGGCGCCAGGTCGGCGATGGTCGAACGGTAGGCATACTCGAACGTGGCTTCCTTCAGGGGATCTGGCATGCCAGTGATAAGTAGGCCGGTTGAGTCCCGCAGATTCGATCTCGGGAACTGCAAGGGCTGCTGGTTCAGAGACCAGCCGGTCGACGTCGCTACATCAAAGGAACCGTTCCCTGCCGTCGTTGTCGTAGCCACACCGTCGTTGTCAGTATAGATGACGAGCGTTGCTAGGTCTGGATTAGGGAACAAAAAGTCAGCAACCTTGCCGTCCGCTGCGGCAGCAGAGGCAGCAGCTAGAGCCGTCGCAAGGTTGCTGAGGGTGTCGTAAAGAATGTCGCCAATCTCAGCGTGGGTGTCCAGCGTGGCCGTAGTCTTGAAGGTGGCGATCGCGGAACCCACTGTGACAGTATCACCATCGGACGGCTGAGCTGACAGGGTGAAGGCGGATCGAGAAGTGAGGGTGGTGAATCGGCGCGTGCCCCTGAGCTTGAGTCCCCACCGTGTATCGATGTAGTCGGTTCCAGCAATAAGGCCTGCCTGAATCACAGGATCAGTAAGGGCCACAGCTGCAGCACTACCGCGATCGGTGAAGTAGGACTTGAATTCGGCGATCGTCGCATACGACGTCGCACCCTTCTTACCGGAACCGTCTTCAACTAGGAAGGACATCAGGATACCTCGCTGAATTGACGTGGTCTTTGGTTGTGGTAGCAACTCACCGGGAGGATCACCTGGGCATTAGACAGGGCGATTCTGTCACACACTACTACCCGAGTTGTCACAGTCCCCTCGACGGTCGCTACGGCTCCGTTGCTGGCAGCCGCCCAACCGTTCGGGAGCGATCCACCGGTCGCCTCTCCGGACGCCACAAGATTACCGTTGACCCACATCCTGGCCTTACCAGAGGAAGGAATGACGGCGACTACGATGTCAAGGACTTGGTCTTCCACCGTGACGGGCCCTGTGAGCGTAACACCATCAGCGGCGACGGCATCTCCAAATGCAGCATAGAGTTTGTCGTCAGCCGCAGCGATCCAGATCGCAAGCCCAGTGGTGGCATCGCCAAGTTCGAATATGACGCCGGCAGGTGTGGCCCCTGTGATCTTGACCTTTGTTCCTACAGTAAAAGGCAGCGACCTGTCTGGGAACAGGCCGCTGACCGCTATACCAGTTTCGGCTACGGTGAAGTCGTGGGTGCGATGAAGCTCAAAGCCAGGATGACGCAGGCCCTTCCGACGCTCCTGAGCGTTGAAGAAGTCGGCCTGCTGTCTTGTGCCTAGAGGATTCCATCGGCGTACCATTTCTCCTCCTTACAGAGGCGGTCGCTGCGGGCGCTGGGTGCCGCGAGCCGTCTTACGGGACATGGCTGCATCCAACTGAGAGCCCTTGGCGATGTCGCCTGCACTTACCATTTTGAAGATGTTGGCTCGGCGACCGGCGCGTGCCATGCGGATCTCATGCTGAGACTTGATGTAAGCCAAACGGGCTTTGGTGTCATCGGCCGGTGAATGGCCTCCAAACTCCGCCTCTTGCACCTGGTCGCGTTCTCTGGCGATTTCGTTACGAGCCCTCTGGAGCGAAGCAATTTCCTGATCCATGACCTGGATCTGCTCATCCAGTTGGAGCTTGGTCATCGGCTGATCATCTAGCACGACGGCCTCTCTCGCCTGGGCCACCTCTTCTGTGCTGGTGACATTGGCCGAGCCCCTGCTAAATCCAGGATTGGCATCAGTCACGTTCTGCCTCGTGATGCTTTTGTCGTCGAGAAGACCCTCGATTATATCCATCCTGGGTAGGTCGTCAACCGTCCAATGGCTGTCGTCCTCAGGATCGAGCAGGGTAAGTGCCTCATTGATTGCGATCGTCATGTCCATGCTACACTCCCACAAAAGGCAGTCACCGTCGGATGGTGACTACTGTTAGTCGTCACCGAGGACGATATAGGCCAGCTGAAGCTCACCGTTCACGGTAAGGTCTACAGACTGGTCGTCCGTAATATCCGCCGCGTCGATGAGTGCACTGAGGTTGATTTCCAGGGAACCGTCGGTATTGTCGAGCATGACCGGAGTGGCATTCACACTGCGGGTGCGAACACCGATCTCAGCCGTGGCGGCAGCCAGCGCCGTGGAAGGCAGGATGTTGACGTCGGTGCTATCCAGCGTGGCGTCGGCCGTGCCTGTGCTACCAACGGAGAAGTCGCCTTCCCAGTCAGCGGTGAGATTGGCATCAGCGCCGGAGCCGTCCAGTTTAAGGTAGCCGGTACAGCCCAGGAGCAGGATGTTGCCTTCCGGAAAATCACCAAGGACGGCGGTACCAAAACCGACGGCCTCGCCGGTCGCGGCCACCGCAATGGTGAGGTCCTCGACCACAACAACCTGCCGGCTGACATGCTGGCGAGTCTGGTGAGCACCGCGAGACAAAGATCTTGGGAGACCCTTCATAATTTCCTCCAGTAAAGATAAGGGAGGGCCCTGTTAAGAGCCCTCCCGGTTGTGCCTCAAGAGGGGTCAGGCCTAAGATTAGGCCTCACGGGTGCGGAGCAGAGCGAACTTGATCTGCTTCCGCTCGGGATACCGGCGAATCCAGTTGGCCGCCGT